TCTTCAGATACAGAATATTTCTGCATCTCTTGATCAATACGGTCTTGTGACCATCCTTCAATGGCCGCTGTTGCAGCTACATCAGCTGGCAAATAGTTGTTGTTACCTTCCATAGTTATTATAAGTTACCTGATATTTCTACCTCTTTTTGCTTTTCTAAAGTTCCCTCTTGAGCAAGTTCTGCCATACGGTGTTGGTGCTTCAAATCTTCCAACAACGCCTTTTGTTGGTATTCAGTAAGCATTCTACCAGTCTTAATTTGTTCAAGCGCAGCCTCAGCACGAGCCTTAGCCTCTTGAGCCATCATAGCAGACTTTTGTTGCTCTTGAGCAGTTACTTGAATTGCTCTAAGTTTCTCCTCCTCCATACGTTTTCTTGAACGCTCCTCTGATAGGTTTAGATACCATGAGGCAAATTCCTCATTACCCTTTTCAAGCTCCTTCTCTATAAATAAGAAGTCACTCATTGTTATACCTATCATTCCACTCTTTCCTGCTTTCATTGACTCTGTGGCGGCTTGCAAAATAATGCGTTTACGCTCATTAGTTGGAGCAGATGTCATTGTTATCCCTAATTGCTCAAGAGTTAAGTCTTCAAATGCGTTTAAAGCATTCATTCTCTCAGAGCCAATAATATGCTCGTAGTAATTCTGCACGTCTTTATCAAAGTGCATGTTAGTACGAGTTTTAAGAACAATCTTTTTAGCCGCCTTTTCTTTCAATCTCATCAAAGCCTTCTTCAATGGATATAAAGCGTGATTGGTTGCGTCTACCTCAATTTGAGATATACCCAAACCTTTGTCAGGATTATCAGTAGGCATAGCCGCCATAGCTGGAGTAATACCGGCTAAGTCCATAACCCTATTCATATCATCTTGCCAACATGTTAGCCACTCTTGTAATTGAGGACCGATACCACCAGGAAGTTCATTAATAGCATTGTATCCACCACCCTTATTTAAAAGGTCGGTCTTTGACTGAATGAACTGATTACCCGTTTGACGACGAATACGAATAAGTTCTAATGGAGACATTTTACCAAATCCCATATCCATATTAGCTAATAAGCCAATATCAATGATAAGACCTTTAGGTGCTGCACTCCATTTAGCGGCTTGCAATTTAATCCATGTCAACATCAAAGAATCAAGGTGTGGCTTCCATCTTTCAACGATAGATTTTCCAGGCACACGCTCAAAGAAGTAGGATAATACAACATTACCCTTCGTATCTCTCATCATATTCTTTTGTAAACCAAAATCGTAAACGAACTTAGTTCCAAGAATATGTTTTCCTTCATATAAATTCTGCACGCATGTTACATCAGTCTTTCTTGTTCGACCATCAGCATACGGCTTTTTAATTTGACCAAACTCCTCCTTTCCATACACATATACGCCATCCTTCTTTTGACGACCTGTATAGTACTCGTAATCATTTGCTTTATATTCAAAGTGAAGAACTTCAACAACAAAATCCTCCCAAATATATCTTCCAGTTACAGGATCTTTTCTATTAAAGTTAAAGTCCTTATCGCTATAACCTTGAGTTTCGTAATAGATTCGTGCAAGATTTTCAAGGTCCATAGGTGTAGCACCCAAAGCCAAAAGCTTATCTTTAATGTCCTTAATTTGAACTCGCTCAATATGTCCTGCAAAAGCTGGCTCTTGTTCTTCATTCTCATCAATATATGCTGTTACAAATGATGCTGGATTTACAAATTTAACTCGTGTAGATCCATCATCCTCAGTATATACACGACCAACTGCAAAGTTTGTCTCAACAAGCTTTTCAGTAGTACGCAAACGAATCTTATCCCAATCACTGATGTTAAAAGTATGCTCTACAATATCCTCCATAGCTGACTCCAATGGTAATTGGAATCCGTGATACTTCTCATACATATTTAACTCAGACTCTGTACTTGGCGCCCAATCGTATATTACTGGCGGCAATCCAAGTTCAGCGCGAAGCGGATTTAGAATAGTATTGTCATAATACATTTTCCACTTCATATATTGCTTCTCGTGTTTAGCGTCTTTAGTTAAACATTCAACATTAACTTTATAGTCGCTAGACGAAAGAACTGATTTGATAACTGAAACAAACTTAGGCGCAGGACTTACAATCTCATAGCTTACGTTTGTATATGCTTTACGAGAATACTCTGTAAAGTTTCTATCGGTTTGATTCTTATCATTCTTAACTCCCAAAAACCAATCACGGTATGGGGCAGAAGATTGTCTTGCCTCAGAATAGTCAACCATCATTTGAAACCAACCGGTAGCACTATGACCAAACAAAGTTCTACCGTTGTACCAACGAGAGTAGATAGCTTGGGCTACCTGACGTATATAGTCAAGCTGATTTTTTTGCTCTTTAGGCACATTGTCGGATGGAAATCCGATTATTTCGCTGAATTTCAACATTATTGGCAAATATATTAATCTATTACAAAATTACTATGCACTTTTTAATATTTATTCAACTTAATCAAAAAATTCAAGCAAATCATTCATTATACGAGTTGAATTTGCCTCCTGAATGTATTTAGGGAACGCACTCTTTGAGCCAAGGAGAGCCATACCTCCTGCTGAGAACAAGTCATAATTGGTCATTTCGCTTGGGTCGTTAATCTCTAAACACTCCTCAAGAAGCTCTAAGTGGTTATCATTCTTACCAAACATTCTAATATAGTTCATGTACTCAGTAAAGATTTGCTCCTTATCCGCCTCACCCGTATAACGACCAGGCGCAGGAACTAACTTTCCATTAGCATCAATGTCATTTAATAAATACCCCTCATAACCCCACTCTCTAAACTTCTCTATCACAATGGGTACGTTTCGTTCAGGATATACGTGTGCCCCAAATAGAAGGGCCAATTTTAGCATGTCCTCGCAATATGTATTACCATCATCAACACGAATATTGTATGTTACAACAAACTTATTTGATATCCATTGATCTAAAGGCTTTTCGGCATAGTCTGTACTTGGGTCATGCTTGTAGAATACAGCACCGCCACCATTAGACTTCCTTCTACCTTTAACGTCTCGGTTATTAAACTTAAACGGGTCACATCCAAGTATATACTTGTTTACAACTTCAGATGCAGGATACCAACTATTCTTTTCGGAATCAAAGTACTTCTTATTTCTAAAATCCTCACTTGGTAAATATGAAACAACATACTTTCCTTCAGGATCATCCGTTACAACTACATTACTTCCAAAGCCATTAGACCAATCCAATCTAACAGTTCTTGTTCTAAACAATCTATCAAACTTTAATTGATTTATTCTGCTTCTTAATATAGAAAGGTCAAAGTTTGAGTTCTTACTTGCTTTAGAGGCGGCTTCCTGTAAAGTCCATGGGTTATCTCGAATCTCACCATTCAAACGAAGGTCAAGACCCTTCTCCTCAAGGTCCTTACGAGTATTCATTAAGATTGTTTTAGCTCCACGTGTAACGATATTCCCTTCAAGGTTTCTGACTGGCTCCACTGGATCTTCGATGATAGAGATTCCGTACTCGTCCACACATTCGTCATACCCGTCGTATGCTGGTATGAAAAGCGTGAATAAACCGCTTGTGGTGAATCCGTTTTCGTTTCGTTCGTCATAGTATGATGATTTAATTAGGTCAAAAAACTCCTTACCACCCCCTGCCTCAAATTCACCGAGGGTAGACGTAAACATAGCTAATCCATTGATACGCAAACCTTGAGATAGACACTTTCTAACAACGTCCTGCCATCTTCTTGGTATTGACACCCCACTATCTCCGTGCTTACCACCTTCATCATCTAAATATGCATGAAGCTTCTGACCGTCAAATGCTCTTTCGCTAGATGCACGAGCTTCAATCCAACCATCATGACTGGCTATTCTATTCTGAGATACACCTTGAGTTCTTGCGGCTGGATATGTGAATGACAACTTCTCTTTAGGAAAGTCAGTACCATCATGTGCCGGTTTATAGAAAAATGGAATCTTTCTCCACGGCTTAACAACCTTATCTAAATAAACGTCCTCTTTTGCCTGCCTTTCTGTAATAGATTGAATACCACCCTTTTGCTGTTTGCGTTCAGTGGTTATACAATACAATACACAAGATGCTTGAGATGTAGCACCAATACGTCTACGTTTTGGAAATATATATCCATAGCATGTTCTGTAACCCATGTCAACAACATACTTTCCCTCATCAATATAGGCGGCTGAATATTTAGATGCAAACTCCTCGGCATTCTTAACCCTTTGGAAGAACTTCTGACGAATATCCCCATCACTTCTATATGTAACTCTATATTTATATACCGCCTCTGTTGTTGTATAGCAGTATTTAGCAAAGAGGAATATGCGGCGATCCAAATCTCGATACCAAGGAAGTGAGTCGGGTCTGGTCTCGTTTTGAATATCCCAAAAATTTAAATAAACATAATGCCAACCATCTATATATGTTGGCTTACCATTATTGAAAAACCAATATCCTTGATATCGTCTTTTAATCTGTATTTGTATCCATTCAATCTCATTCTTATACTCTAAACGATTCTCCTCCAATTCAGAGTATATATCATCTTGAGTAACCGCCTCCCTCTTTTTCATTCTCTTCTTTCTGCGTATAATGTCTTGAATGTTCTTTAACTTTTCAGGTACTACCTGATGTTTAAACTTTTGATTCTTAGGGTGTAGTCCGTATCCATCTATTAATTGAACCGCCTCATCCCAAGACTTACCATAAAATGATTCAACCGAAGGCAGCTTAACCTTCAAAGTTTCAAGAACGGGATCATCGCCATGATATACAGCGTATTCATCCTCCTTCTTATATATTTCATGATACTTACTAATTGCCAACTTCTGGGAATATTTGATTAGCTTTTGATTTTCCTGGTACAACAGCTTCTGGAGCGAACATCATATATTCTTCAGGTCTTATACCCAAGTTTTCTTGAGCTAAGAATTTAGTTATCTCATGCTCAAGAGACTTAGTTGTTTCACCCTGCATGAAACGATCTCTCGCATCACTTAACTGACGTCTAACCGTCTCAATGTTAGCTAAGTGATTCTTCTGGTCGGATGGATCTTCTGGAAGTTCAAGTTCAAGAAGATTATACAACATCTCCTCCGCACGTATCATAATAGCCCAATCTTCAGGCTGTTGTAATCTCAAAAATAATAAAATCTTTGCTCGTACATTAGAGTTTTTATTCAGAAGTATGTCATTATATGCTTGCGGATATGAACCATCTTCATGAGGTTCTACACCCAACTCTCTTAATGCCCAAGACTTTCTTTTATTTAACTGCGGATAAGCCTCAATACCGGGACTTCCTGGACTGTACATGAGTATTATATACCTCATTACAAAATCAGGCGTTATATCGCTCGGCAGGCCTATGGATTGACCAAAGATAGTAGCGTGCTGTGATAAATCATGAAATTTAAATAGAACTTGATCCGTACTTGGTATACGGTCAATCCTATATTTCATTTTTACAAATTTACTGCTATCCATTTTTCTTAGCTATTATAGAGTGTGATTGGAAATATACAAAAGGCTCTAAAATTCTATTATAAGAAAACTCAAGGTCTATTGGATTTATTCTTCTCGTCTTTACAACCTCACCAATATTACATTCAATCTTCTTCCAATTAGATTTCAAAGGGAAGTTCTTTCTCCAATCATATTTTAAATCTCCAGATGGAGTATACACTATCTCAAACATATCAGGCTCATCTCCAACAAGAGATGTGTGGTCTAAAATAATAAATGAACTTGGAGACTCCTTCTGAACCTTTTTACAAATTAAATAGTCATTTAAAGCCAAAAACTCTTCACCCCTCTTTCTTAGAACAAGCTCCTTATACGGCAAAAGGAGTAGATTTATAACCTCTCCATTTTCTTCATACATATAATGAAACTCATCCTCTTTGTTAGTCAAGGAAATCTTAGCAATCGCGTCCTGCGTAAACCAAACTTCATCTCCAGATTTAACCTCAACAGGTCCGTCCCAAGAATAGTTTAATTTAGGCCAGTCAGCTTGATCACTAACAGATACAACAGTTCCGCATCTAGCAGACGCCATAATCCTAGACTCATCGCTTTTTGCTGAAAAACTAAACTTCTTTTCTCCAAGAATAAAATCTGGAGTTAATACGTATGGTATACGTACAATTACACGACCTCTACCCGGTCTGATTTTTTCTACCTCTTCCTTATTCAGAATCATATAACTAATTATAAGTCAACATCTCACGTCATAATCCAATAACTTTATGTTTTTGGGTTATTTCATAATTGTATTTTTGTTTTGCCTTACCTTCCTGTTCAGAATTGGCGTCACAACGGTGGCGCCTTTTTTGTTTAATGATCCCTTAACTGAACAAAGTTAGGAATCAACATGTTTGCCATTGAACCATTTTCTGACTCAATGACATAATCAAAAGATAGTATGTAGCTGCCAATAGGTTTTGGAGGTCTACCCTTCTCAATATGATATCCAAATTCGCCATCTCCATACTCCTCCTTGTAGGCGGCTGTTCTAATGTGATGAACATATCTGTGCTTAACTGAATATCCTGATCTTGGATTGTGTTCTAAAGATTCTTGAGAATCAATAACATGATATAGTTCGTGAACGTGACCCTGCCAAATACAATCAGCTCCAGATATCATTACCCCCATACGATTGTTTTGGATAACACCCTTTGTAACAGGTCCTCCACCACCACTACCATGATAATATTTCATGTTAAACGCATGACTTGAATGGCTCTTATATTTCATTTGAAGTTTCCACCAACCTCCATAACCTCCAGTATAAATAGATGTCTTGTTCTTATAATTCATAAGATCAACAAATCTCTGAAGAGGGTCAGTCTCTGTATTTTTAATAATTGCCGTCTCATGGTTTCCATAACCAATCCAAGCAATGTTTTGAGCGTATGGACTCCACCAGTTAACAGCATCCTCTATTACGGCGTCCAAATAATTATGTACATTATGTTCAGGTCTAATATCCTTCTTGCTTCTGCGAGGATCCCACTTACCCTGCATTAAACAAAAAAAATCGCCATTAATAACGATTCCCATATCCTGCTCTAATGCCATGTCTAAGTGTTTTTTCAGAATATCCCTTTTACATTTTGGGTTGTCCCAATGGATATCAGACATCATCAACCATTTTTTATCAGAAGAGCATTCTGTAATCAAAATGTTTTTTTTGTACTTTGTAGTTATCATTAGTTGTATTTAAATTTACCAAGATCCTTTACATACTTTCCGTATGCTATAGAAATCTCTTTGGCATTTCCCTTCACTATTATGTAGTTATTTGTAATCAAGTAAAGCATTGACCTTCTTTCTGAGTATCCATTTTCACTTACATCATGTGATATATATGAAATATCATCCATTCTAATGTACGATGGAACCCATTGCATAGACCTGGAATCTGAAAATTCCCCGTCAGAAGACACCTCCATAAGAACGTAGCAATTCAAAAGACCATTTTCATCTATGAAGAAATCTTTACTCATGCTGGTAAATTTACTAAAGGTCACAACTACAATAACAAAATTGTTAATATAAAAAATAAAAGGGGCCGAAGCCCCTCTCAATTAAAATGGTAAATCATCATCACCTTCTGATACCGCCTCCTGTTTTGGCGCTATCTTGCTACTCTTTTGTTGAGGAGCCGCCTCTTTAACTTCAATACCATACACATTCAATGATGTATAGTATTTACCATTATACTCTTTAGAACGAATGTTAAACTTAATGTTTGAAACATCACCAATAGTCGGCTTTGGAGTTGAATCCAAAGATTTTCCGCCTAACGTAAATGCGTAAACATCCTTGTAGACTGTTCCGTTAACATCTCTTTCTGTCTCGACAACGAACTCAACGAAGTCGAATTGTCCGCGAGTCTGAAGCTCGCTGACAGCTACCACTTTTCCTGTAATATTAAACATGTAATTAATTTTTAACAAATATAAAACTTTATTCTACATTGTCAAATATTTTTTATTAACAAATACATTGTTGATAGATTATCTTGACTTTTTATTTTGTGATTGTATATTTGCCATGTCGAAAGGCAGTTAGAGTAGCAGCTAACTAAAGAAATTTAAATAGCCCTGTGATTTAGGACGTGTCTGCTACCACTCCTAAGTTACAGGGTTTATTTTTAAAACTATGCAAAATACAGGTCAAATCGTAAGAGCTAAGAGTGAAAAGGATTTCACTTTAATTAGCAACAAGCTTCTTCAAGATTGTTCTATGTCTTTTGAAGAAAAGGGTATGTTAGTGTTTCTATTAAGCCTGCCTGAGGATTGGGTTTTATACAAATCAAATCTGCACGAGAAAACAAACCAGCCAAAGGGTACTGTTGATCGTGTTTTTAAGCTGCTTCAAGATAAGGGGTACATTGTAAGTGTCAGGGTAATTGATGAGAAAACAAAGGTTTTCCAAGGTTGGAATCATGTGGTTTATGAAAGCCCGACTACGGAGGATAGCCGACATCGACAAACGCCGGAGTCGGAGAATGCCGATATCGGTCAAACTGCCCCTATACAAATACACAGTATTACAAATACACATATAAACAAAACAAAGAAAGAAAATATAAAAAGAAAGAAAGTTGATTTTGAGCCGCCTACTCTTGATGAAGTTAAAAGATACTTTATAGAAAACGGATACTCACCAATCAAAGGGGAGCAGGCTTTCAACTACTACTCAAGTTCAAACTGGGTAGATAAAAATAACAAGCAGGTTCTTAATTGGAAATTGAAAATGCAAATGTGGTTTAAGCCTGAGGATAAGATAGATGTTTCAAAGATGGCTTTTGAAGTTGAGAACCCTGAAAGCTATGAGGGTTACAACAAGTGGCTGCACGTGGACCCAAAATACACCAAGTCGCTGGACGAAAAAAATATATGGAGATACAAAGCAAAACCAATCGGATTTAAATAATATGGAAAACGCAAAGCAAATGGCAATCAATCTTGTAGACAGCCACTACAAAAAAATCACATCAATAGCAGATGATGATGCCGCCTACAAACAGGCGATAGAACACGCGCTAATCACATGTGACACCGTTCTGGACAATACGAATAACCTACTTGTCCGAGAGAACTTTTTAATGTATCAAAAAATATACGAGGAGATTAAAAAATTATGACAACACCGAGACAAAAGGCTATCGAACTAATTAGTAAATTAGGATTTCAAAGCGCCAAGTTGGTAGCCTCCAACATGACCTACGAGTTAGGATTATTAGCGCTAACAGCAGACACAAAAGAGCATTCTGATGAAATAAAGGACAGAAGATTCTATTGGGACACAGTATTTGACATAATCAAAAAGGAATGGCATCAGAGAAAATTATCAATTTAGAAAATAGAAAGACCTACATCGTAAACGCAGATCGTGTAGGTGAAAATTCTATGCCGTGTCCTGTATGCTCTCAAGACAGAAAGAAGAAGGATGTTAAGTGCATGTCTTTCAATACAGTAGAGGGTGTAGGTAAATGTAATCATTGCGGCGCCCGATTTGTTAGGAAGAATGAGGACCGCGAGACACCAAGATACGTGAGACCTGTACTACCATCAAATGTAACATCACTACCGGATAGACTTGTTGAATGGTTCAAGGAGAGGGGCATATCATCATCTACACTAATCGACTTCAAGATTACGCATGGTAGACAGTTCTTCCCACAAGTATCTAAGGAGCGTAACTGCATAAACTTCAACTACTTCAGAAATGAGGACCTGATTAACGTGAAGTACAGGGACGCAGAAAAGAACTTCAGGCTTGTAAAGGATGCCGAACTAATTCTATATAATCTGGACAGCATAGACCAAAAATATGTTGTAATCACAGAGGGGGAGATAGATGCCATGTCCTACCACGAGGTAGGTGTTAAATCCGTAGTATCTGTTCCAAATGGAGCCTCAAAGAACAACCGTCTGCAATATATTGACAACTGTATAGACGAGCTTGACGGAGTGGAAAGGATATATATAGCAACCGATGATGATGAGCCAGGAAGAGTTCTTCAAGAGGAGATAGCGAGACGATTAGGAAAGGAGAGGTGTAGACGTGTATCATTCTTTGGTAAGAAGGATGCGAACGAACTTTTGATAGCTGATCCATTAATGCTACCCAAGACATTGGAAGCCGCCGAAGAGTACCCCCTTGAAGGAGTGGTAACAGTAGATAATCTATCTGAAGATATATGGAGACTTAGAAGGGATGGTTTAAAGAGGGGTTGTGATATATCTATAGACGAGTTCAATGACCTGCTAACATTTGTCCCTGGTTATGTTACAGGGGTAACAGGAATACCAAACCACGGTAAGTCGGAGTTCCTAGATCAGATTATAGTTGACCTATCCGTAAAGCACGATTGGAGATTTGGAATATTCTCGCCTGAGAACTACCCACTTCAACTGCACTTTGCAAAGTTGGCAAGCAAGCTACTCGGAGTGTCCTTTAACGAGACAAATGACGCTCAAATCATATCGGCTATGAACTACTGCCGTGACAACTTCTTCTACATAGTACCGGAGGAGGATAATAGCCTCGATTCAATAATAGAACACGCTAAGAACCTTGTAAAGAGGTACGGCATAAACGCAATCGTTATAGACGCGTGGAATAAGCTTGACCACAACTACGTAGGTACAGAAACACAGCACATATCCAAAGAACTCGATAAGCTTATATCATTCTGCCGTAAGTATAGCGTACACGCCTTCGTTGTAGCACACCCAACTAAAATGTCAAGAGACCCAAAGACACAAGCGTATAACGTGGCGACACTATATGACATGGCTGGATCCGCCCACTTCTACAACAAGATGGATAACGGTATATCCGTATACCGAGAGTTCTTCCCCGATGGATCCTCACAGCCGCAAATCTATGTTCAAAAGGTAAAGTTCAAACATTGGGGGCAACAGGGTAGCGTAACACTACAATACGATGTTCCAACAGGTAGATATTATTTTTTTGGAAAAAGAGATAGAAGTTCTTATATTAGCAACGAATTTATCCACAAACAGGAATTAGATCTATGATTAAGGAACTGACATCAATGGTTAAGCCACACATGGTAAACCAATTCTTAGAAACAATCATCAATAACGAATACGATAAAATAAAAGACGAAGCTATGGAAATGCTTGAAGAGATACGCTGCAACATTGATGTTAAGCTGCATATCAAAATGTTTATGGAGGTTACACTCTCATGTTGCGCTGACGCATTTGGAACTACAGCCGATGAAATTCGAAGCCGCAATAGACGAAGCCACATAATAGACGCCAAAAGAGCCTACATGTGGATTGTAAAGGTATCAACAGGATGCACGCACAGATTCATTAGCGACAACCTAGAGATGCACCACTCATCTGTTATACACCACCTCAACACAGTAGAGGCTTACCTAATGTATAACCCCGACTTTAAAACAAAACTCAACTCTATCGTAACCGACTTAAAAAGAGTTGGATACACAGAGCCATCAGAGCAATTTGTTAACCATGTTAATAAAGCGGAGCAAAGAAAGAGAAGAAATAGGGATCGAATAAATAAGAACCGGTTGTAAATTTGTAGGTTCTAAAACTTACAAATATGGATATCAATAACCTAAATTTTCTCAAGTCACAAATCAAAGCGTTCCACCCAAATTGGTCGGAGCAGCAGGTAGAAATGGAAGCCATCAAAATAATAAACTCTCCAGACGATGAAGAGGATGATGATGGATGTTTATATTGTGGTTCATAACTTATTAGCTCCGTTGGCCAGGAGATCGTAAAACACAGAATGCCTCTTGAATCGTACCAGCTGTACTATTATGGTATAGACGAACTCAATGCACACTATCTGTTCTCATCGTATAGGAGATAGAGTTAGCCTTCTTGATGTCATTTAAAAAGGTTGACAGCTTGGAAAGACAGCCACCTTCGGGTGTGACCTTAAAACTAAATAACATGAGCAAGCACGCGAGTCTGCCATATCACATATACATCAATGTAAACAACGCCTTCCTAGGACCAAATGTGCCAAAAGGAACAACCAGAGGTATTGTCCATGCTGTTTACGGAAGAGAGTATCAAGTACTTCTGTTCCACGTCATGCTTGAAAGTGGTGCTAATTGGAGTGGACTTCCTATTCAGGCTATCTCAACTACAGATAACTTTGACCTAGATCACCACGCTCTAATGCCTTGGAAGGTTATGGGTGAGGATATAGACGTAGTTGAATTTAAATATTTAGAAGGATTACAGGTAAATACAAGAGCCGGTATTGGTAGACACACAGGAATAATAGTAGACTGGAAGGATGGATACTCAAGATATCAATCAGAACACAAGCCGCTAAACCTAATCATCCTAAACCAAGGTCAGATATGTTTGATGCCAAATAACTACTGTACATACGAAGATAAGCACTTTACAGAAGAGTCGGCAAAGGAGAATCTCAAACACTACAGACGTGGCGATGAAATATACTGGGAATAAAATATAAGTTATGGAAAACAAGAAGCAAACCTCGGTAGATGTCCTATTCGAAATACTATGGGAAACCCCAAAAGATAAATGGGAGTGGAATGCCGTACTCAAGAAGGTAAAGGAGTTGCACAAGGAGGAGATAAGAATTGCATATATGGATGGAGCGTTTGAAAAAATTAGGCATTTAGATGGTAAAGAATTTATGATGCCAACGGATTACTACAACGAAACATTTGGAGGTAACAATGAGTAAGGTAATAATAGAATTTGACCGAGTAGAAGAGGCAGAAGAACTCCGTACAGCCCTCGATGGACACAAGTACAAAATGCTCCTCTGGGAACTCGACCAAAAACTCCGTAGCGTCTCAAAGTACGGATCTGCTATAAGAGGGTCAGGACAAGCAACCCCGGAACAAATGGATGTGTGTGCCGACATACGAGAACTCCTCAGAGAAATGCTCCAAGAAGATAATCTAACAATAGAGTAAGTCACAATATAGTCTTACATTTCAGTCATAAGGTCAAAATATAGGCTTACGGTATTAGATATCATACAATTTTTTAATGTAATAAACTTGACATTCTTGTCTCAAATATCTACTATACTTGCGACAGCCATTGTGGAAAATAATCACCAGAATCAAGCTTATTGTGGAAAATAATCCACAAAAGGGTATCGGAAACTTATAGATTGTCAAATTAAGTAAAATATGATAGACAAATAGATTTGATGTTAAAGAATGGACATCAAAGATGAACTTCAAGTTTCCTATACCATTTCGTTGACGCCAACAAGATGGTTAGCAGTCCCAACCAACCGTAGACACATAGTCGACACACACCCCCCCCACCAACAAACCAAAATAGCCCAAGCGTGGAACACGCAGTCAAAATATATCCCCGTTTCACGTGGAACAGCAGAACGTAACAGAACATAGTGTGGAGGGGGTCATATATACATCCGGAGTGTACATATCGGTGGGCAAACCGCGTTTTTGCGAAAGGGGTGGGTCTCTAGTTAGTGTACGTTTCACACTAACCTTAGTGTACATTGTACACATACATATTGTACATTTTACAATAACCTTAGTGTATGCTGTACACTTTCTTCGTTATTTAGATTCATTCTAAATTAGGACTGCATATTGCAAATGTCAATTTATTTTTGTATGGCAGTTTGCTATAGTGAAAAAAGTTGACATTTCCAAATTTCACAGCTTATTTATACTCATTCTAAATTAGCAGAAAATTTGCTTTTGTCATTTTTATTTCGTATTCGTGCGCGCGCGGGAATACCTATTACAAAGAATAGAGGGCAAAAGTGGTAATACAAATTTATTTCGCTGATAATCAATCATTTAGATACGAGTCGAAAAAAACAGATAAAAAAAAATGCAAAAATAGTTGACTTTACTATTTCAATCGCCGTATCATTGCAGGGCCAATAGGGAATAAACGTATTCAGATTGACAAGGTGAAAAAAAAGACATTAAGAAAAAAGGGACATGTGCCTAATAGGATAACTATGCCCTTGTGGAGACCACACGTAAAACGGAACTTAATGGGATAACTATGTAAATTTTAAAGCTATGAATATAATAGATTCGGCATCGGTATACTATGCACAACCCGATGCACGTAAACAAGTGCATAAAGTTGGACGAATTACGCGAACACATAAGAAAATTTGGGTGCAAAATGCACGTGAGGTAAGTTTCAATGCCGTTTGTAAGGTAATTGAAAAAAGTGAACGTGCACAAAAGCAACGTGATGTGAGACGTGCGAAGCGTTAATTGTTCCACGTGGAACATTGAATTTAGCAACGGCTAAATGTAACTATATATTAGCATAGTGGAGGCCACACTATAAACGGACGAATAGTAAACAAGGTACATTGTTTCACGTGAAACATTGGTGCATATTCCTTAGTGGGATAGGTCTATACTTTGGCGGCTTCAAAGTTGCAAGGTGTAGGTTTAGGTACTATGCTACGCTGAAACCAATTTAAATTTCATACAATGAAACAAGTATCTTTTGTATTAACGCAAGAAAACGATGTTAAATTTTACTTGCGTGGAACTTTCGAGTTCGAGGGTCAAGACGTTCAAAACGAAGTCTTTTTCCGTATCGTTAAATTCATGGAACGTGTAAAGCGTTTCAAGATGAAAACAAATTTCAAGTTCGGTAAAAAGTTTACCGTTGACATGAAAGTTGACGGGAAAACGTACCGAAGTACCGACCTATTCTTTGAGTTCGATGATTCAGGAACTGACTTCAAAGGTGGCATACGTCTTAATAAGAACAACACCTTTCGTCTACATGAGGTTTTAACTGAAATGGTTGAATCTTAATTGGCGGCTATTCAAAATTCAAGGGGGCTTCGTGCCCCTTTTTCATTCACTAAAACTTAACGTAAAATGATTACTCTCACAGTGCTCTCAGTTTTATTCACCATTTTATGTACAATCAAAGTACAAAAGCAAAAAAGGTACGGACAATTTTCAATAGATAGCGGTTGGTATTTCGCTCAACTCATGAGTTTAGGATTCATAATCTCAATGGCTGTAGTGGCTATACTCGCTTACCTACCATAGTGTTCCACGTGAAACATAAAAAAGTATAACCATAAAAACAAACAACGTGAAAAATCTAATCAATCAATTCTTAGTAGTGTTGCTATATGCAATGCTATTTGCGTTCACATACGCATCAATTTGCGGCTTAATCGCCCTAATATTTTGGACAAGCTACATAAGTGTGGCAACTTATCCAGCTTCGATACTCATACTCATGGTGTCGGTTATATGTGTTGGATGTTACAAACTTTGTGAACTTAAATTCTAAAGCAATGAAAAAAGTAAACTTCTATGTAGTCATGTACCTATTAGCCATGACTTTTGCGGCTGCGTGTTTAACGTGTTGCACACCATCAAAGAGTTCTGTTAACCCATGCGAGCACTTTGTAAACAAGGGGCATAAACAAAATGCCCATGACCTGCTACCATATCATAGAAACAATTAAAATCAAATAACATGGAAGAAGAAAAAACTCCAGAAACAATCCTCCTATACAACGGAGAAGAAGTCAGCACCGACACAACAACGGGTTGCTTTGACTATGGTCAATATCAAGGCCAACTATACGCCAATGGTGATGATGATGTTATCATCTTGACAAGTGGTGATACATGTCACCGCGATGATGATTGGCACACCACAAATTGCGGTGATACATTCCACGAAGATGAACAGGACAGCCTTGACATAATCTATGCGGACTATGATGGTGAGTACGCCTATTCATCAGATTGTACCTATGGTATAGTAGACCGTAGGGGTCATGAGGGGTATTGGTTAGACACATATCATGACCATGAAGCCGTATATTCAAATAGAGATAGCACTCATTTCATTGACTCACAAGTAGCACGTGAACATGACTACATCTTTGATGATAATCAAGACGATTGGGTACACATAGATGATTATGAGGGTGATAATGATGATGATGAGGGTGAGGATACGTCCTCTTATGTTAAGTCATATCATGGCTATTCAAGACAGTTTGTTTGTGACTCTTCGGCGGCTTGGAAGTTTGGTGTCGAGGTCGAGAAGGAGGACTGCGATGCTAAGACCATGGAGTACCCCGATACTATATACAACGCTGTCAAGTGGTGTAAAGAATCGGACGGGTCTCTCAATGACTACTCTGGCTTTGAGTTGGTGTCGCCCGTGTATGACCTCATGGACAAGGATACTTGGTTGCGTGACTTTTCACACCCACTTATCGAACCGCTACTCAATGCTAAACATAGTTCATCATGTGGTGGTCACATCCACATATCATCAAGTATGTATACACCTGATGAGATTATGTTAGGACTTAGCGGCTTCCTACCTATACTGTACAGCCTTTACAAGAGACGTATGTTTGCCGACTACGCACGTACTAAGAAGAAGTATCAGTACCTAACTGAGAAAACTAAGAGGGCGAGTGTATATGTGCAAGATAGGACTTGTGAGTTCCGTATCTTCCCTGCTGTACGTAGTAAGGATAACTTGATATGGCGGCTTGACCTACTACGCATCTTCATTGACAACTTCAATGCCTCTGAGCGTGATGTCCTCAAGATGTTGTGTAATACATCACACCCCCTTCATATTCATATCAAGAATATGGTTGGTGATGATAAAATGACTGAGAAGATTGATGAGTTCATCGGCTTCAGTAAGACGTGGAATAACTTTAATTTAGATAATGACGATAAAACAATCAAATAATTATGTGCATAGCAATCTTAAACCCTGAAGATGTTACTCTTGATAAGAGTGTTCTTCGCACGTGTTGGGACAATAACACGGATGGAGCTGGTATTCTATACGTAGATGGCGGCGTCCTAAAAACACACAAGGAGATGTCTAACTTTGATTCATTCTATGATGAGTATCTACGTATACGTAGTGCTCACAAGGAGTCTCAAGTAGTCATACACTTCCGTATATCTACACATGGCAAGGTCAATGAGACTAACTGCCACCCATTTATTGTAGATGATTATTGGGGTTTTGTGCATAACGGTATCATATCCAATGCACCACACCATGCTGATTACAGCGACACCTATATGTTTAATCAAGAGGTACTTCAAAAGCTACCTAAGGATTGGTTATTCAATGACGCCATCTATGAACTTGTTGTAGGTTACATTGGCTCATCTAAGTTGCTGTTTCTTAATGCCGACAACGATGCCTATATTCTTAACGAAGATATGGGTGTGTGGGACTTAGGCTGTTGGTTTAGTAACAAGACGTACAAAGAGTCACGCTACTTTGACTATGGCGGTAAGCAGGTATGGAAGTCGGCGGCGACCCCTACTATCACCTCCTCCTCTACTACTAAAGATTATTCTACTAAGTGGTGGGACCGTAATGATTACTCACCTAAGTGGGAGTGGGATGATAAGAAAAAAGATTATGTTAACAAGTCGGCGGCTGCGGATGTTTTTGATGATGAGGATGTGGATGTGGACAACTACCCATACGCCGAGTGGCCGACTGATGCGTCTGAGTTATTCATAGACACTTGCGATGGCTGTGATTCTCCAGAGGTGCTTGTCGCCTACGATACATCATACAACGCTTGCCTATGTAAAAGCTGCCACGATGATTTGTACACACCCTTTTAACACATGAGTTATGACAAAAGACCAACTGATGCAATGGTGGTTAAAACCACATGAGTATGTAAGATACAGGAGGGCATTGAGAGATAACTACGCTACTCATTATACAAATTATCTTCAAAGATTTGATGCATACCTATCTGCTGAACTTCATGGTGATTGCGATTATAGGCATGAGTTTTATTCTTTAATAGATCAATTTGCATGGCGTAATTCTAAAGAGGGTCATGACTATTGGAGTTGCATATCAGAAAGACGTAGGCCTCTTGGAACTCAAACTAAATAGATATGAATAAGATGATTTGTCAATTAGGTTTTACCTCTACGATGTATGAAACTACATCGTGGGGTAAACAACTAAGGGTAGAGGTTACATGTTTAGCTGACTTCTATCTTCTATCAGGCACTGTTAGTAGTGGTCACATGTATGTAGAGTTACATACTGATTATAATAATCAAGTGTTTGATATTGGGTTGTATACATTGGATGGGCGGCTGTCCGATTTTGATGGGGTAAAAGAACTTCCCCGACCAATCATAGACCACATGCATGAATACATGGGCGTTGATTGTAGTAAGCAAATAGTTCTATTAGAATCTTAAACTTTATTAACATGACTCCAGAAGAGAAAAAAGAAATTGTAGAATGCTACATTGAGGATTTTATTATGTACCTAACATCTGACGATAAGTTAAGAGATAGATACTACTCCGCCCTTCAAGATTACATGAAAGAAGTTTACCAATAATTAGAAAGATGAACTACGATACATTCCTTATGCACAAAGTCTTAATAGACGATGGTGTTTCAGTCAACAATGTTATGTTTGAATCACTACCTTATGATGAGCAGTTCGATATAATTGAAGAATTATTCAGCGGCTTCGAGGCTTCTGGTTTCAATGTACCTGAGATAGACCTACTCACATGTCTCAAGAACTATGTATATGCAAGTAAGTTTTGTCTAACATACGGCAATCAAACATACGAACTTGAGGTAGACGTAACTAACTATGAGTTTAATAACCTATACGCACACGTTATGTCAGGCGAGTTTTCTAACCACCCATGTGGTGAGACTCTATACAAGATAATTAATGGCAAGATAAAAATAAAGGAGGTTGACAATGCCTAACTGGTGTAGAAATGACGTTTACTTCTCAGGTAACAACTTACACAAGGTAGAAAAGTTGTTCGATGATTTAATCAAAGAGCAAAATGAGACGAGGCTTGGTGTCCGACCTGATTGGAAGGTAATGTCTAAGAAGGATTGTCTATTCATGTTTGAGATATACAAGAATGATTCAGGACATTATTCATTCGATAGCAGGTGGGCTCCTGCACATGAGACTATGTTTTATATTGGGCGGCGTTTCAAAATTGCATTCAGCATGAGCTACGATGAGTGTGGTATGGGGTTGTATGGTCAGTATACGTTTGACCCATCACAACCCAACATTCTAATGTCTAAAGATGCTTCCAATATAAACTATGAGTATGATGAATACTTTGATATGTACACATACAATGGTGATAAGTATGAATCCATGTATGACTTTTTAGATAATGTATTAGAATCACAAGAACCCTCACCAATAATAATGATCAGCACATGAGAAAAGTTTCAGGAGTTATAATGATTGTATCATCCTTTGCTATTACACTGGCAACGCTATTTATGTTAGCGGCTTTCGAGTATAATACTTTAAGGGATGCTTCAATCTACACATTCCTTGTGGTATCATCCATAGGAATATTATCAGCAATCGTTTTAGCAATCTATGATATAAATAAGTTATGAAGATAGAACCTGTATGGGCATGCTCCTTTCACTTTTGTAGAAAGGAATGCTCGAAAGACTTAAAAGAAGTTGGGGATTGTATGTGTCACAATATGAATTGGGACAAGGCTAATAAGCCTGATGGATATGCTAACCTTCCTGTTAGTACAACCATAGTATTACAACCTGGAGAGATAAACTCTGAGAAAAAACGCAAGGCAAGATTAACAAACAAAGTAGTATTAAGACCTTATGGAAGCAAAAAAACCTAAGTACATCTGCGTGATGTCAAGTACCGAGCAGGGTATCAAAAGAGAAAAGATTAACTATAATGACTGGTCTATCATGGTACGCCAAGAGACAGACAGTTATTATGGAATCGTAAAAGATTATAAATCAGTTAGTTAATTGTTGTTTGATTGTTTATTGGTTAAATAATAAGGGTGGGTGTATGTTGTTGATTGTCATACACTTACCCCTTATTAGACTTATTAGTTAAACATATCAAACATTAGAATACATTGTAAACAAACACGTTAAATCAAATGAAAAAAACAGTTCTATGTGGCGAGTTAGCCGTAAAAGAGTATGTCGCTGGAGATATGCCAAAGGTAAAAGAGTATATCAAATCAGGTGAGGCAAGAGTGTTAGACATAACTATGTCAACAACCTTAGACTCTATAATAGATGATATAAGAGGTTGGTTCGACTTTATCTTAATCGTAGGTAAAGATGCGGAAGATTTATTAACTTTCCATTACAAATTGTTGAAAGAAAATGAACAATAAATTTTGGAAAATAAAATAGTAAACATATATTTGCATTATGAACTTAATAGAATTTATACATAAGAACATAGACATAATTTCACTGTCTGAGATATCAAGACAAGCTGATATTGAACGTAGTAAGTTACACAAAAACGTATACGCTGGAAGGCTATCTGATAGAGATGCTGCACGTATAAAAGAAATACTAATCAATCTTCAAAAGGATATAGAATCTATTGAAGGCTAAGGTATTGCAAAGGGCACAACTCGTAGTGAGTTGGTTCGCCAAAAGAAATAGGGATCCAAAGAATACAGCAAAGGTATACTTTCCATTTGAATATAGAAAGATGATGCGTGTCTTTAGAGATAGCTGTTTCTCTTTCACTGAGGATGATATATCCAAGTGGGAGGAGCTAATCAGAATATTAACCGCCCAAGAAAGGGCAACTAAAAAACAAAAATAAAAATGGAAAAGTTCGACCTACCATCAGAGTCAGCCATGAGTTTTGGAATGGCTAAAACAGAGTTTGTTCAAATGATGTTGTTGTTTAACCCACATCGTAGCAACGATGATATTAAGAAATCATTCAATGAGATATGCGAGATGTTCAGCAATACTCTTATTGATGATATTCTAAATGACCTAAGAGCATACGAGAAGTTTGAAGAAATGGTTAAATCAGTAAACGATTTTAAAGAAAATGAAAAGGAAAGCGAAGAGAGTGCAAGTTCGGAAACCAACGATTAAAAGGTTATCGAGAGCTGATAAGATACGCCAGGCATACGAACTAAAGAAAAGAGTTCAAGATGCCTTGATACTTGCAGGTCTTGACATTAATCAGAAGTATATGCCATACGCTAAGTTGTTTGAACTATTGTATGTGTCTATTGAACCTGATGTTAATGAGAGACGTGTTAGACTTAGGCGTATTATTAGCGGCGTTCCAAAGTTAGAGGACGCCTTTTGGGTAGAGATACTATACAGGTACTGCTCAGAAATAGGAAAGGTATCAGAGCATTATTGCTCATTTGAATTTCAATCTAAGTTTTAATGGAAGATTACAGACAATTAGATGGGGTAAACTACTCATCACTAAAGCTTTATCACAGAAGCCCACTACACTACAAGCACTACATTGAGAATCCTTCAGAGTCTACTGAGGCTCAGAAGTTAGGTACATTAGTACACACGTTAGTCCTTGAGCCGCATAAGTTTGAACAGGAGTATACAGTATTCAATCCTAATGACAGACCTAACACCGCAGCCGATTTCAGAAATGCTGAGAACAAGTTATGGAAACAGGTTATCATCGAGGAGGCGGCTAATCATGGTCGTATGGTTATCGACTCAGAGACCTTTGATAAGGCTAATGGTATGGCTAAGAATGTACTTAGGATACCTGCTGTTCAGAAACTATTAGCATCGGCTGAGATTGAATCAGGTATACAATGGACAGACCAAATGACTGGAGTGTTATGTAAGGGTAAGCCTGATGGCTACAATAAATCTACACGAGTTGTATTTGATTTAAAGACTACCATATCAGCACACCCTACAGACTTTCAAAGGTCTATATGGAACTATCGTTACCACGAGCAGGCGGCGTTCTATGTTAATGGTCTCAATGCTATACACGGTGATGGTACATTCAAGAGATTCATATTCATAGCTGTTGAGAAGGATGCGCCATACGCTGCATCAATCTTCATGCTTGCTGAATCAGCACTTAATGTAGGATGGATTACATGTCAATCGCTACTCAATATGCACAAGCAATGCTCTGATTCTAATAATTGGTCATATCAATATGACATACTATCTCAGCATAGCTCTGGTGTTATTGACATGGATCTACCCGACTTCGCCTATATGAAGGCGGAAAATGATGAACTAACTAATCAATTCTAATATGAATAAAGCTGTAGAAATTAAAAAGTTCGAGAGCCAAGTAAAGGCTTATGAGGACACTATCTCTAAACTCGTTGGTACTAAGTATGGTATTACACCTGATGAGTTTGCTATGTCAGTTATGACGGCTGTGAAAAAAACGCCTAAGCTATTAAACTGTGACAGAGGGTCACTGTTTGCTTCGGTTCTTTTATCAGCCGAGTTAAAGCTACCATTCAATACCCCGTCTGGTTTTGCCTACATCATACCCTATGGTAATGAGGCGCAATTCCAATTAGGGTATAAGGGTTTGGTGGAGATTGCATATAGAAACCCAAGAGTTAAGTCAGTGTATGCAGGTGTTGTATATACTGATGAGGTTGAACAGGGTAGATTTAAATACTCAAGAGGTGTAAATGTAACATTAGAACATGACCCAATACTTAACAGAACAAAAGAACAGGACGATGCTAAGGAAGTTTATTGCGCCTATGGTATCGTTAAGCTTGAAGGTACTGACCCTATCATTGAAGTACTTGACTTTAATCAGCTATCTAAGATTAAGAAGTTGAGTAAGGCTGGCGGCTCGCAATCAAGTCCATACAACAATGGAACTGATGTCGCTGATTGGATGTTTAAGAAGGCGGCTATCAAACAATGCCTCAAGACTGTACCTAAGCAGGGTGTACCTGAGATTGGCATGGCTGTGGAAATTGATGATAAGCTATCCGTTGGAGGCAAGGCTATCATAACAGATGATGGCGTAGATATACAAGACGTTGACTTTATAGAAAAGACAGGAGCTAAAGACGAAATATTTAACGAACTATGAAGATTACCTTAACCCCCGAAGAGTACGGCAGTTGCCATTTGATTATGGCTAACAAGCTGTACTTAAACAAGGAGGCCGACATAAAACAAATTGTCGCCTCCTACTCTTTCTGTAAATGGCAGAACATCTTCTTTAATCAACTTGACGATACAGCAGAGCATGCTGTAATCTTCTCAGGCAAGAAGATTCTGTTCTACATATCCAATGATGATCACATGTCATTTGACATAAGTCAAGCTAAGAAGATTGACGGTGATATTGTTGTACTCACACGTGTACACAATGACCACGTTGATTTTGTCGGCTATGCAAAAGTGTCTGACATATATGTTTGGGAGAATGTTAGAATAACTGGAGACCTTTCGAAAGAGGTTACTATCACCCTTAATGATTTACATAAATTCAAAGAAGATGTCGGATGAACAAATTAAAATGGGTAGCATGATGCTACACAGAGGTCACAGGTTGTTTAGATACAACACAAAGACCACAGAGCTTTCCGTTTGCACAAGTTATGAGATTGATGATAACGGAAATAAAAAAGTCGTAGTAGAACAGGATTGCATCTACATTATGGCTTTAAATGAAAGAAATGCAATCCGTAAACTTAAAAACTTATCAAAATGATTATTGCACTTGTTTTAGGCGGCTTAGTATTAAGCGCATCACTTTATTTCAATTACAGATTATATTCTCAGTTGACTACTCTTGAAGAATACCTATTTCTTAAAGAGGCTGTGCGAGAGGCTAACTTAACTATTCAAAGAGGTCTTAACAAAGCTTCTAATGTAAAAAGAAAGCCAGGACGTCCAAGAAAGACAGAGATTATTGTTACACCTGCTAAAAAACGTGGACGTCCAAGAAAGACGGAAACTAATAACAAGAGGAAGTAGTATGAAGGATGAAGAAAAGATAAAGGTTCTTAATCTTCTTATGTGGTTACAGGTAAGCATATATGCTATTGATGAGTGTGAGCCAATTAATTGGTTCTACACTCGTCAAACCAAGCAGCTAATAAAGAGATTAGTTGAAACCATTCAAAAGGAACATGGTCCGGTTATTAAAGCCTTGTGGGATACCGATGGTGTTCAAATGCCCGATGTAACTAAAGCGATAGACAAATTCGCTTCTCAGTTATCAAATACTGACTACTATAAACTTCCAGACGTAACAAGATTAATTGAAATGTATAACAATGGTGAGATGGAAAGGTATTTCATACACCCAAAAAAATAAAGTAATATGACACCAGCAGGAGGAATGATCAAAGTATCACCAATTTTAATTGACAAATCAAAGTCACCACTATTCACAAACAACGCACCTGAGTATTCATCTTTAGGAAAAATAGTAGAGATGGGTCCAGATGTTGAAGGATTTACAGTAGGTCAGGTAATAGTTTACAATGCTAAGCTATTAGTTATAGCTACTGAAAACAACGAAAAGTTCGGTTATATCCATCAGGATAAAGTCGAAGCCGTATACGAATAATTATTTTTTAGAGCTTCTACCACCCTTGCCATTACGCGCACGGTTGGTAGAGGCTTTTTCTTTTACAACTCTTCCAGACTTAGTATGGCTCATATCTTTGCCATCACCATTTCCATAAGTCTTTGCCTTTTTATTGGCGGCGTTCAATTCTGAACGATACTTACGTCTCTCAGGAGTAGAATGATACTCCTTATTGTAGGCGTTCTTTTTATCTCGCGCAGTCTTATTTTCTTGAAAGTACTTTGCTGATTCTGATTTACCCTTTTTTGTGCCGGCTAATTTGTTTCTCATAACGCAAATATAACTACGTAACTAATTGATTTAGTGAAAAAAAGTTCAATTTGTTGAATGTGTTATGCTACTTTCTATGTACTTTAGCTTAAACAATATTATTATGAAAGGACGTATTAACCCCAACGCTTTAGTTAAAAGTGTTAAAAAAGGAAGCAAGCCTTCTCCTAAAAGTGGCTCTAAGAAAAAATACGGATGTAAATAATTATGGCATACGGAAAGAAACCAATGGCTAAGAAAGCTGCTGCTAAGAAAGCCCCTGCAAAAAAGAAAAAAGTTATTTCTAAAAGAGTAGCTAAAAAAGCCGCTAAGAAAGCTCCTATCAAAAAATCAGCAATTAAGACAGCTATGAAACAAGAGCGTCCTATGCCTGTTCCTCAAGCGTCTCCTATGGCAGGAGGCCCTATGGGTGGAATGATGGGAGGAGGAGGAATGATGGGTGGTGGTGGATATGGAGGAATGATGTAATGGCTCACAGTCCAGAACATATCAAGAACCTACTTAAAAAGTATGGATTGAGTGGTGTCAATAAACCTAAAAAGACACCATCTCATCCTACTAAAAAGGGTATGGTACTCGCTAAAGATGGAGAAAAGGTTAAGCTTATCCGTTTTGGCGACCAAAAGATGGGTCATAACTACTCAGCGGAGGCTCGTAAATCATTTAAATCTCGCCACGCTAAGAATATAGCTAAAGGTAAAATGAGTGCCGCATATTGGGCTGATAAAGCTTTTTGGGCAGGTCCTAAGGGTGATAAGAAAAGTCCACCTAAATCACAGAAGGTTGTTAAAGGTATAAAGAGAAGAAAATGAAGAAGCCTGTAAAGAAATCAGCAAGTAAAGTAAATCAAGCCGGTAACTATACAAAGCCAGGCATGAGAAAATCTTTATTCAATAAGATTAAGGCTGGTTCAAAAGGCGGAGATCCTGGGGAGTGGAGTGCCAGAAAAGCACAAATGCTTGCTCGTGAATATAAAGCTAAAGGTGGAGGATATAAGTAATGGCATTAGCTAAGTCACAACAAAGTCTAAAGAATTGGACTAAGCAAGATTGGCAAACCTCAGGTACTCATGCTAATAAAAAGAAGGGGTCTTCAAAAGAGGTTAAGTCAGAAGGGAAGAAAAGGTATTTGCCTAAGGCGGCTTGGGATTCATTAAGTTCAGGAGAGAAGGCGGCTACCAATAAGGCTAAAGCAAAAGGTAATAAGTCGGGTAAACAATTTGTATCCCAACCAAAGAACATAAAAGAAAAAACCAAAAAATATAGAAAATGAACAAAAGTATTTTAAGCTTTGAAAAGGAGCGTATCTTAGTTAGCTGTAAAGAAGGTGTAGAACAAGACGTTCCTCAACCTATTTTAGCCACATGCTTTAGAATAGAAACAATACCATATTGTGATGGTGAGTATTATGCTAATCCATTAACAGCCGACCAGGTATATAATTTTAATGATGGTATGTATACATACATTAGAGAATATATTAAAACTCAATGGTCGACATATTGGTATGAATCAAATCAAGCTGACCCATATTATAACCCAAGACCTGATGGTTGGGTCTACTTAGAAAGTGTAGACACTGAAATTGACACTGTATTTAATAAAGTTGAAGGTGGATATACATCAGCAAGTCTTTACACATTATCTGCTCGTATTGTATTTTATAATGACGACAACTTCCCTTCAACATCTCCATCAGGAGTATAAATAAATTTGCTTATTAACTAAACCCGATGTATATTGCATTGGGTTTTTTTATTTATGGAAGGAAGGAAAATAAAGTTCTTTAATCAGGATGATTATCACCATCATGGTGGCGGCGTTCTTGATTTCGATCTCCATGGTCAGAATGGGGTATTCCTATCTTTTGGTACAGACTCAAACTCTGAGGGTCCGGTAACTATTGCTATTGTTCATGATGATAACGGTGTTGTATACTACATTCACCCTGAATGGATGAAGTTTGTAGATTCTAACAAGGAGTATATTTCATTAAAGATAAATGAGATAATTGATGAGTACATACCAAAGGCGCTTTTAATAGATGCTAAAGCCGAAGTAAACGCTATTCTAAAAAAGTATCTATGAACAAAGTTCCTGTAAAACCAATATCAATCAACAAAGCATACAGAGGCGGCAGACGATTTAAAACTAAAGACTATATAAACTTTGAAAAGCTTAGCATGCCTTTGATAAAAAAGGTAAAGCTACCAACTGGAGTTGTGGGTCTAAATCTTGAATTTGGATTTAGTAATAAGGCTCAAGACGTTGACTCATGTGTTAAAATGTCAATAGACGTCCTACAAAAGAAGCTTGGATTTAATGACAAGATTATATACCACCTATATGTGAAGAAGGTAATTGTAAAGAAGGGCGAAGAGTATTGGTCCTTTGAATTTTTCTCAGCGTAAATTAAACAACATGAATAGTAGTATTATCCAATCAATCATTGACGATTTAGAATCTCGTGAAAAAAAGGGTCTTGAGACCTATGGTACAACCGTTGACAGAAACGATCTTACACAAGATGAGTGGATGCAACATCTATATGAAGAGCTGTTAGACTCAGCTGTATATCTAAAAAAGCTTATGCACATGAACAGCTCTATTCAGTCAGAAGTTTTAAGAATGCAAGACGCCTTAGACCAACTTAAAAAAAGAATGTAATATGAATGACATTATAAAAAACGTACTATCTTTCAATAAGTCTTTTGAATTACCTATTAGAACCAAGCCGCAATTAATAAGTCAAGATGAGTATAAACTACAATACAACCTTCTTAAAGAGGAGGTTGATGAATATCTACAAGCTTGTAATGATGATGATATCATTGGTGTTTCAGACGCTCTTGGGGATATTCTTTATATTCTTATTGGCGTTTGCATTAGGCATGGTCTACATGATAAGATACATGATATCTTTGATGAAATACACAGGTCAAACATGACCAAACTTGTCAATGGAAAACCAGTTTATAATGAATCTGGTAAGGTTATGAAGTCTAAGAACTATGAGGTTCCCAATCTATACCCTATTATATTCCCTGACAAGGCTGAATAAAATGTTAACTTCTGTTTCCCTATGTTGATTTATGGCGGCTTCCATTTTGTAGATTTGAGAAAACAAATGCTATGAAAATCACAGAGGATGTTCTTGATGAATTGGGATTTAAAAAGAACTACGTAGACAATGGAGCCTACTTTTATGAGTATATCATATCATCAGCCGATGAATGGAACCCACTATATTTAGTTACTCTTGAAGTTAGTGATGAGACTGATGGATTTTGGACGGTTTGTCTATGTGATAATGAGTCAATTAAGTGGGTGGATTCCAGGAGATTACACGTATTTGTAAAAAATTTGCAAGAAGCTTGCGAAACTGAATAATATATATTATATTTGTATTGCTATTCTATATAGCTGCTTTGTTATTTGTTTGATTGATTGATTTAAGTATAGGGGTTTCGGCCCCTATATTTAATTATACCAACACCATGAAATGTCAAGCCACAGAATGTTTCTGTACCGACTTCAATAGAAGGTTCTGCAAAAACTACAGGAACGATAAGAAACCAAAAAAGAAATCTACACTTCAGACTAAGAGAAAGCCTACTGGTGAGATGGAGCTGTTTAAAAAGCTGTGGGAGGAAAGACCTCATGTATGCTTTGTATCCGGTGATACCATAAGATTTTCCCCACATGTATTCTTCCATATATTAGGGAAGGGTGCTTTTGAAAAGTATAGATTGAATCCTAAAAACATCATATTTGTTAAGCCTGAATACCATGATGATTGGCACAACATGACAAGGGCTGAACTACTCCAAAAGGATTGTGATTGGCAGAAGGTGTTTGATATGTATGATGAGCTAAAGAAAAGCTACATACAACAGCTTAGAGAAGAATTAATAATATACCGCCCAAAAAAGAAATAGGTATACCAGCTATAGTAGCTACCTTCCAAGCCTTCTTTCTTCTTGTTTGTTTCTCCACCTCTTTATTGGCGGCTTCCAAATCTATGGTTAGCTGTTTATTTACATCGGTTATCATACCATTATTATCCTTTAGTAAAAGGATTGCTTTACTTTGATCGGATATTATAGATGTGTTTACGCTATCTTTCTTGAGTAGCATGTTTCTATCCTTTTCTAAATACAACATTCTATAGAACGTCATATTAAGAAGCATAGCCTGATATCCATTAACGACTATAGAAGTATCCTGATTTCCAGAGACTGTCGATTTGTTTAAGGTTGTCTGACAAGTTGCTGGCATGCACGCTATCATTAGCATTGACAGAACTAATAATATAATTGTTATACGTTTCATAGTTGTTTACTCTATTGGTTTCTATATTCTTAATCTCCTGCTTACTCTTGTTTATATTAGCATATAGGGTGTCAAGTTTTTTGTTGTTATCTTCTATCTTAGATTGTAGAGGACCTAAATCTACAGTTTCTGGTTTAGGAAATGTTTGATTGAATTGAACGATGATTATAAATATCAACATCAATACAAGTACTGAGTACTTTACATCATCATTAATTTTCTTCTTGATTGGATTTTCCATTGTCTTTAGATTTATATCTTGTAAAAATAGATTCTATAACTGTCAACCCTAAGCCACCACCAGCAATAACAAGAAGCCCCTCAAACATATAATCAGGGCACTGATATGGAGTAAAAGTAGCTATGTAGGCAAATGATATACATACTAATAATGATACAAGGGCAGATACCCTTTTTGTTGAAGCATCGCCCTCGCTACTTAATAGTGATTTAAGCCATTTCATTATTCAAAATCAGTTTCATTAAATAGAATGTACGAGAAGTATTTTACACCGCTATTCTTACATGCAGTCATAAATTCCTCGTATTGTTTTGGATTGTTACGAACTTGACAACCTGCTGACCATTTATCTATAATAGAGCTGATAAACTTTGGGTTTGCTCTATGGTGATTGATACCATATATTCCTCTTATAGGCTTACCCATCTGTTCGCTTTTATCATCTCTGTCAGTATCTCTATATACATCAACAGGAGCATACTGAACAAGAGCTTCGTATTGCCCCTTATGTTTTCCTAAAACCCAACAATTTAGATGTTGACCTTCAGCAAGAACTGCACAACCCTTAGGGTTCATCCATTGTTTCAACCAATGCACACCTGGATTAGTTGTACCGGTATGCCATACTAACTTATCCCCATCTACCCAACCTAATAGGTCGTCAAATGAATTGGGTTTATCCTCTTTACTTCTTATTGATACTAATTGGAATGGTAACCATTTGTAACCTTTTTTGGCGGCTGCCGCTTTAACCTCTTCTATTGTATATTTTTTCATGGTAGAAAACTTATTATTTCATTTGAATTTGTACATAGAGTTCCATTGATTGTGCATTCATTTCCTATAAAAGCATATACACCTCCACCCATAAACACATGAACACACATATCATCAATCCTTTCATAAGATTCATACTGATATTCAGAACCTCTATAAGTAATAATATCTCTGTTAATTTCTATGTAATCCATTATGCTTTATTTACTTGAACGTGAATAAATGAACTTCGTGATGTATCAGCAGTAGAACCATTTTGAACTGCAACGATTATATATTGGTCAACTGTCCAATCTATATTATTTGTACTTACGGCTATTGTAAGCGATGTATTATCGTCTGCATTTACGTTAGCATTACCTGCCATTGTTTCGGTATTGGTAGTGGTTTTAACCGCTAGAGTTCTATTGTATTGAAAATATACTCCAGGTGCTGCTGCTGCTGCTGAGGTAGCAATAAGCGACCCCCCAATAGCTGCTGATGTATTTACATACATTCTTGTAACAAGAGTACCTGCTGTACCTGATTTTCTTACACGAGTTTTAACAATAATAATATCACCAACTGCAACGGTATTTGCAGGTATTAAAACAGATGAAGTTAATGTGCTTGTAGTTGTACCAGTTACACCTGTACCATCGGCTACAGTTTGTTTATTTATTGTAGCTCCGCTAGTGGCAATAGTAAAGTTGGGGTATGTCCCAGATGTAGATATACCTACACCTCCTGTTAAAGAAACAGTTTGGTCTGGGGCTGAGTTAGTGACAATAGGTACTGTTGTTGTTCCCCCTATTGATATTCCTGTGCCTGCTGATAAGGAAGTTACTTTATTATTAAATGTACTCCAATCGGTAGAGCTTAATTTACCTGTATTTACAGAAGATGCAATCGGAACATTAAAAGTATGTGTTGTTCCTGCTGAACTTATTGCAAAGTCTGTTCCGCTTGTTCCAGTTGCAAAAGTTTGAACAGCACCTGTTAAACCATTTAAAGCAGTCATTCCTGTTCCTGCCATTATCCCTGATTGTTGGGTAGCTGTTAATATAACAGATGCCGTAGATGGTGGGGGAGATCCCGCAGGGTAATATTCCATTGATACATGAACATGGTCTGTCGTACTCCAAATTAATTCATAATAGTCCCCTCCAACTACATCTAACAAATAATTCCAAGACACTATATTGTGACCATTTGTAGACCCATGTTTATTAGGTACAGATATAAACCCAGAAGATCCAGGAACGTCAACTCCATTTAATCTAAGCCAAATAGTGACATCTTGTAAAGAAGTATCTGAATTTTGAAACTGAGATGAGAATTGAAGATTATAAACACCTGTATTTGCAAATGTAATTCGAGTTAAATTAGTTCCATTAGTAACAACGGTTACTCCATTTGACAAATCAACTGTATTAAAAATCATAGCTACACCAACATTCGATGCAGGTGCTGATTGAGTGTTATTATCTTGGAATGCTCCATAATAACCTGTTGGAGTTGGAGCTGTATTACTACCCCATTTAAGACCTGTAGATGTTGTGCTATCCGCTATGAGAACTTGAGTATCTAAACCTACAGGAAGCCTAGCATCCACCGTAGAATTTCTAGTGTATAAGTCCCCCTTTGTAGTAAGAGGTGAAACACTACCAGACATTAATGCTTGATAAGCTGCACCATCCCATACATAAGCCTGTGGAACAGACATATCAATATATATAACACCACTCTGACCGGTTGCAGGGAATGAGGCAAAGTTTGGATACTCTGCTACTACACCTCCAATTATAGTAGCCCCACCATTTTTATTTACAAGAGCATATTGTACTATATCCTTGTATACTGTATTTAGCTTAGATGTATAGGTGGCGGCGTTGTAAAATTGCTGGCTGAGAGCAGTATACGTCAAATTAAACGTAGCTCCTGAAAGGGATTGTAATAGATTTACAGAGAAGGTTACTGATATATCATCACCACTCATTACAATATTAGCACCGATAACCTTACAACCATTTAGGTTCTGAAGGTTAGTCAGGAGGACACCATTAACGTCAAAGAACGATACAGTTCCATTTCCGTTAATATATATACTACTAGGATTTATAGTCATTTATAAGCAGTTCTATTTCTTCGTCAGTAGCGGCAAAGCAAAACAAAATTAGTGAAGAATAGCCCTGTTTAAACATGGTAGTTTCAAACTCTTTTTCACCTAATCCTATAGTTCTCAATCTACTATGTATTTTTTCGGCTTCTAAAGATGAACGTCGGGACTCGTGATTTACAACTTGCTGATTCTCAACCCTCTTTGCCGGTCTTTTATCCTGCCTTGATATTATAACTTTCTCGTTAGGGAATACGAAATCAGCCAGCTTATTCTTAGTTAATCTCTCACCTTTATCAGACAGAGACTCCTTATAGGCTTTAACATCAGATGTATCAATACCCCTTTTCTCCATCTCCTTTATTGCAAAATCAACGTCTGGAGAGGAAAGTATATCCCTTTTAGACCATGTGTTTTCAGAAAAAGATGTGTAGGATTCATTACTATCATCAAAAGATACATCAACTCCTATTTCGTTTAGACATTGAATTAAACCACACAGCTCTGCACGAATCATAGAGTCCATATCTCTACCAATTCTTGGCGACATTCCAAGTTGGTCATAATACTTAAACTCCTCCCACTTTTCATCAACCAAATTCAATTCAATAACTCGACATTCAACCTCGCAAAAATCTGATTTTAACTTTCTTGATATAATGTCAATTTCATATTTAACGTATGAAGAGCATAGATTAAACGTGATAAAATTTCTCACGTGCATTAGAGACTCCTGCTCAGGAGTGAATGGGCTGCCTATACCTAATTTTAACATTTACTTTTTCTTGAAATGCTTTCTATATAACATGACCATAGTCATAACAGCTACTCCGATAGAACATAGCAAAGATACTATTTTAAGTATCCATTCTATGCTGTCCATCCAAGCAGGTACGGCTAAGAATATACTGGCTACTAAGCCTGATATACCCTTTTGAACCGTATCGTTGTTAGCAAAGTCTGTAAGTATATTGTCTAATTTCACAATGCTAATTTATTGACTAATATCAATACACATATTATATATATGCGTTAATTTTTCAGTTCATTATATAGCATGTTTCTATACTCCTGCATAGATGAAACACCAAGCATTTTCAACTGCTCATCATTAAATTCTTGGATGTATATGTCCAAGTTAGATATCTTATTACCATTAATATCATAAGAGGCTCTCATACCTGGTGTATTCCTTAACTTAACATCTATCTTATCTACCAAATCTCCAAAAGGAACACCTATAGATTGCAAAGCCGATGCGTGGTCAGCAATTTTAAACTGCGCCTTCATAAGATTCTTATTAGCATTATGAATGTCTAATACACTCTTTTGAAGTTGATCTCTTTCGTACTTTCTATCTCCAGTTCCTTTTGACTTCTCAAATTCATTTTTATATTTCATCTTAGCCTGATAAATATCGTCAAGGTTATCCTGTATCTCAGGTACATACTCGGACTGAAGCTTTCTTGAAAAGGAGTTTAGATTGTTAATCTTAGTCTTTTTGAAACCCGTTAAGTTGGTAAACAATATATCCGACTGTGTCTTAGCACCCTTATCAAACTCAGGAACTACTGAACTTGCATTATATAATTGACTTCCCATTGTGACAATACCTGGGGCGACATTGTTTAATAGGTATGCAGAAATACCAGACCATATCATATCTCCCGTACCATCCTCCTCATAAATTTGCTTACCAGTTACAGGGTCTAAATTATTAACTGCGCTTAAAATAATACCACTTATAGCCTCTTGACCAAAGAATGGTTCAGCCAAAACAGAAGCCACTGCTAATGCAGATGATTCATCCATATCATAATTCTCTGTCCTTGTAAATGCATTATATGCTTTTGACAAAATACCCCATGGGTTGATAAAGTCAAGATTGTAGAATGATGTTTGTTCTGAATCAGTACCTGATGGATCTATTATTCGGTTGTCATACTTAGCAAAATCAGGAGATGAATAGTATAACACTCTATCCAATTCCTCTTCTGGCGGCTCCAAACCTAATCCGCGTACTACGGCTCCTAATAATTGAGCACCATAAACTCCACCCAATCCTGTTAATGAACCAACAATACTTGAAAAAGCTAACAATCTTCTTGCTCCAAAATAGGACTGCCAGTAGTTGCCATTTTTAGCACCATCTCTAATATCTCTAACAGCCATTCTTGGTATAGTCACAGATGTTCTCATAGACTCAGATGCAAACGTAGGGAATGTACCTAACAATGGAGATTCTGATAGCCTCTTAACTGCTTGAGGAGCCATATCATAACAGATGTTAGTCTGTCTGTATCTTTCTGCGGCTAATTGGAATATCTCTTCATTACTAAGCTTATCGCCAAACATCAATCTAGTTTCAGCTAACTCACATGAAAATTGTGTGATACGCCAAATGTTATCCATAAACTCATAAAGAGCTAATGAACTTGATTTGATTTTTGATGGTATATTCTTTATTATGTCAAGAACAGTCTTATTATCGTACAATGCCTGAACATCTGAGTCATATATTTTCTTTGCAGAACCATATACTTGAGCTCTTAACTCAGCACTAATACCTGAGTTTAAAATACCATACTCAGTCAATATATTGTTAAACTCACTTGGAGAACCAACCATTTCTCTCCAGGCGTTTATCATACCTTTAGGCAAATTAGCCACACCGGACAATGCCCTACCATTTGCTAATGGTATAAATATGTTTGATACAAAGTTTCTTATAGTAGTCATTGGGGACAACGCTGTCTTTCCAAGCTTCCACCATCCTGCTATCTCTCTTAAAACCTGTATTTTTGTTGAATATTCGCTATTCCTTATTAGGTCTGCTATTTCAGGAGATGTATATATTCCGTTTAGAGGATGAAACTTATTATCTGAAAATATAGCTTCATTATATCTACCTGTTGGTTTATCAAAAAACACTTTATTTCTACCAATATCATTAAGCTTTTGAAGGAATCTCTTATTCTCCACATACTTAATCATATTTTCCATAGTATGGAAATACTTTGTCAAAGGGTCGGTATGCTCACCTAAGAATGCTCTTAACTCAGCAGGTAGGTCCTTACGAGCTTTTGATATAAAATCATCAACTACTTTAACTCCAGTACTTGTGTCTGTTGCAAAATCATCAGTACCTCTGTCAGATAGAGCAGCATACTCTTTTAACTTCAAGTCTATCTCTCTATCAGTAATGGGATAACCTGCGTTTTGTTTTATGTAGTTTACGGCGGCTTGGTATATTCGCTGCATCTCAGGGCTTCTACCAGATTGTTGAGTAAATGGAGTAGCCATTCCTTTAGGGAACATCTTCTTATTCCAAGCACCATTCTTAAATGCAGCGTATGTTCTTGTCATATACACCCCCAAATTCTGGCTAATGGTAGCGCTAATTTGGCTGTTAGGGTCGTTTATAATACCATTTACAGTTGCTGACATTCCATCAATATCTCTACGTAGAGATTGCAATATTTTAGCAAACTCTCTTGCATTAGTTCTGTTTTTAGAACCCATAGGTAAAGAACGCTCCCATGTATTCCTAAAATCATTCATGCTAATCTGACCCTCCATATAAAGACTAGCGTCCCTTAAAAACTCCGCCTGTCTTGATTTCGTTAAAGACTTCAATACAGGTTTGGCTGCCTTTCTAAATTGATACACCTTGTCCTTAATTCTACGCATGTCTGCATCAATTTTCCTACCCCTCTTTTCCATTAACCTCTTTATATCTCCTTGATCTCCAGATTTAAACCAGTATTGGAATAATGATTTTGCATTTGTAAATCTTTGAGGAACAAGAGTATTAGCTATAAATTTAACCGTCTTACCTCTATCATCTTTAGGTGCTAAACGTCTAACTAATCTATCTAAATACCCTGCATTTTCGTAGTCGCTAAGAAGCGCACCATCTATTGATATAGCAGCATTTTTAGGATCCTCAATATTGTCAATCTCTTGACTTGTAATATCGGATATTGGCTTATTACCCATCAATGACCTTGAAACAATATCACCATACTCCTCTACGGTCATGTTTAAAATATCTACCTTCTTACTCATGCCAAAAAACTTGTTTAAGAAGTTATTTAGCATCTCTCTTATTTTAGATACTATACTTTTTTGAGAGCGTCTTTCGGCGGCTTCCGAAATTGCCGATGCTGCTGCTCTTTGAAGTATTTGTTCCTGAGTCAAAGGTGGATACCCTTGATTCTGCATATTCTGATCAGCAATTATGGATTCAGCTTCATAATCAGTGCCCCTTACAGTTTCTATAATTTGATTATACAAGGCTTGATCCTTGTATTTAGCAAGCTCCATCCAAACGTATCCAAGACCGGACATCTTTGCGTTTTCAGCAAATGCTGATGATGGGTCCACTAAAATTTCACCACCAAAATATATAGCTGTAATATTACCTGATGGGTCTGTAATTCTAACAGCATCAGGGTAGTTAACAAGAGCAAAGTCAAAATCCTGTTGATCTGCTTTTATGTTTACATTAGGAAGAGAGAGTAGGTTTAATGATACCTGTGCTGAATTTCTATTATTACTGGAAGGGTTGTTAAATGTTACATTTCTTTTTGCTTTTACTTGCTCTTTTGCTCTAACCCCATCTTGAGGAACGACACTTGGCAATTCAACACCAACCTTGTCAGCGAATTTATTAAAATCCCCTGCAAGGATAGAGGCTTTTATATCCTCCTCGGTATACTCCCTTCCGTTAAAATAATATTTACAAGCCATTTGCTAACTCTTGATCAAAGATAATTAAACCACAAGTATCACCGTTTATTACGGCTAATCTAGCTGAATAATCACCATATAATCCAGCCGACTTTCTCTGAATCTCTATAAACTCTAATAGTATTTGCTGACAAGTTGGATCAGCAGTTTTATAAAAATCAGTATAGAACTCTAATAGTGACACCTCACTTTCATAAGCAACCTCAATGGCATCTACAATACCTTCAATCTTTTCATCACATTTATCAATCATAGGCATCTCTGCTAACACGCCTACATCATTTAAGAAGTCGGCTATCTTTTGATAATGTTCTACCTCCTCCTCGCTCTCATGCTTGAAAAACTTATACGACCCAAGATAACCCAAGACCTGAAGCTGATTAGCAATATGGCGATATAGGTGAGATACATACATCTCTTGATATAAAGCTTGATTGAATTTATCAATGCAATCATTTGAAATTAAAGCGTTTTTCATTATAGTCCACAAATTTTAGTTATTCCTAACTGGTTTATAATAGTTTCAAAGTTATCATTTATTTCCTTAGCTTTCATATAAAGTTCTCCAAAGTTTTCACGATTTTGCTGTTCCATCCTCTGACGAGCTAATCCCCTCTTGTTAGATATAACATCCATCTCTTTGAATATCTTTCCACCATCCTTTCTTATCTGATCTCTCCTAAGAACATCTTCGGTAGATTCAAGTGTCTGACCATATAGTCTTTCTAAATATGGTGTTTCAGAGCGTTTGGCGGCGTTCCGAGCTTCGGTCTCGCCAACCATATTCCAATAGTCCTTATGAGCCGCTGAATAAACAGCATATTCGTTTATCTTAGATATAGCAAAGTTGACGTCATTAGAATCTAATTTCTGTATTTGGTCCGGTCTGAAAACAGCCTTTAGTAAAGCTTCTGGATTATTGCCGTATTGAGATTTATCATAATTTCCATTATATATATCCATTAAGCTAACTCCATTATCAGCCATTACCTGTATATCAATAACGCCGTAATTAATAGAATCTTCTACGCTGTTACCAACTAATGTGAGTCCTGGTATTTTATACACATCTTGAGAACGCTTGATTCTATCTTGCATCATCTCTACATTACCACCATTCTCAAATCCCTCTTGATCTTGTATGTAGTGTTGTATCTCATGAATCAAAACCTTCTGAACTTCATCTATACCTACTTGATTTATTATCTTTGGATTTAAAGATACCAATCCTCTAGCAATGTCTAACTGACCATAAGCTTCTGATTGAAGGCTATCATCTAATTCAAAGTATAAATCCTCTATGTATGGATACGCCTTTTGTAGCTCTCCAAAGTTTAATATTTCTGATAACGGAATAGCTGGCGGCTTCGTTTCAAATCGGTCACTGATTCCCTGGCTTTGATTGTACCCCTTAACAACTAATCTAAAGTCGTTCTCATCTTGTAAATCATCCTTCAATGTTACATTTGGATACTCATATCTCCATTTTCCATCAGCTCCCATCTCCCAACCGGTAGCCCTCTTAATGTCTGTTGATGGCCTATTGTTGGAAGCCATAAGTTTAGCCGTTTCTAAATCCTTTTGAGCAACTTTATCATTTGCATTTTCAATACCCCTCTCACCTACTATTTGCTCTTTTGACTTAACTTGCTGCTTAGCCTTTATATCTCTTGCTATAACTGCTCTATAATTATCTTCAGTAGCAACTTCTCCTTCAGCATAAACTATAGAAACTAATCCACCATTATCATATTCGGCTATTGAATACAAAGACCCATCTTCATTGTACGATTTAAAAACACCCTGTTTTTCACCTTCAACAAATTCACCAATTCCTTCTAACTGGCCATTTTCATGATATGTTTTTTTAACTCCTTGTAATTCTCCATCTAAATAATTAGATTCTTCTTCTAACTGGCCATTTTCATGATATGCTTTAGTAGGTCCGTTTGGCATCCCATCAAAATAATTTCGCTCATAATTTAATTGGCCATTAGGATAATAAGATCTTTTTAAACCTTCAATATTACCCTCGTCATTATAAGTAGCTATTGATTCTAACTGACCATTATCATGATAATATTCAACAGTTCCAGATGGAACATAATCTCTAAGCGAAAATTTACTTTTTAATTGACCATTTCGGTGATATTCAATCTCATCATAACTACCTTTATTAAATGAAATATATATTTTTTCTGATGCTAAAACGCCATCTCTATAAAAGTATTTTTCATCATAACCAACATCAAATGTATATCTCTTTTCAAACTCTAAAGACCCATCTTCATAATAACCTCTTTTAGTTCCGTTTACAGAGTTTTCAGAATATGGTGTAGATAATCTTAATTTACCATCAGGATAATATACCAACTCCTCTCCATTTAATTTTCCATTAGACCAATTTGAGCTAACTTTTAATGTGCCATTTTCATAATATTCTTTTGAAAGTCCATCTCTAACTCCATCTTTTAAACTCTCCTCTCTTATTAAAGTTCCATCACTAGTCCACTCCTCTTCTTTTGTTTTTGTCTTTCTAAATATATTACCACTATCTACAATAGAACCATCTTCAGAGTATTCAACTACTTGCTTTTTACCATCTCCAATATTTTTATTTGAAGGAATGCCTTGATGTGGATCGTCTTGTCTATCCCACCATTCATCCATAGTTGTTGCGCTTGCACAAAAGGCTGTTAATTTACCGTTGTCAAAAGCAATTTTCTTAGGTATTCTATTATATTTATTAATCCATAAACTCCAAGCGTTTTCTAATGATCCGGCTGTTCTTGCTGCTATGCACCATGGATTTGCCTTTTCTCCAAAATGAGTATCAATAATTCTTCTAACGGCAGCTTGACCCTCTTTGGTATTATCAACATCATATACTGTTATATTAGTTCCAGGTATAGTCTTTTTGTTAGAAAACTCTTTTATAGAGTCTGGATTAATAGGCTTCTCTTTAATTGTATCTTTAAACTTTTCAATAAGTTCTATTGGATTATTATATGAGAATGGATCTATTTTATTTTTAGTAGCAACTCTTTCAGCCTCTACTACTTTATAACCATCTTCTGGCAGTATTAAATGTGAATTGTTTATATAGTGAAAAGCAAGTTTTTCAAGTTTAGGATTGCCTTGACCATTCTGTGAATTTTCTTCTCCAAACTTTTCAACTTCAGATATAACACTATCTATCAGTCCCTGCTGAACAAGATCTGGTCTTTTCTTTTCCAATAATCTCTTATACTCCTCCTTCTTTTTGTTTGATATCTGTTGTTTAGAAGATACTGTATTTGAAATGTAATTTTCTAATTCATTTTCAGACATAGGTTCTTCTTTTTCCCTACTTTCAACTATTTCAGGTTGAGATATTGCTTCAGGCTTTGGTGTTGCGGTCTCCCTCTCAATAATTCTTGATTCTGAAGGCGCTTGACCAAATCTATCTTGAAGACCTCTGATTTTAGATTGCAATCCAGACACATCTCTACCTGTAGACATAGTTAACGCAACACTATTAAAGAAGTCAACTAAAGCCTGTGTCTTTGCATTAGATTTAAATGGCACTACATTACCCTTTGTAATTCTTGATACAAAGTTGTTTATCAATGTCATTAACTTTTGAAGAATAGACGGCTCTATTTTCCCTCTATTTTCAGTCAATCGGGCGGCTAGTTGAACTAAATATTCCTCCGATTTAACATCATCCTCATACCCCTCCTGATTTGCAAAGTCATTAAGCTTCTTGTTTTCACTTTCAGATAGCAACTTTGAAACTCTATCCTTAAACTCTTCAAATAAAACAGGGTTATCACCAAATGCTTTTGCTAATATAGCGTGTGTTAATTCATGAGGAGTTGTAGTACCATCCGCCTTAGATAAATCAACATGGACGCCAATCACATTTCCATTACCGTCCAATATAATAGCACCTGCCTGAGATAGTTTTTTACCCTGAGCTTCAGTAGCTAATTCATACTCCTCTGTATTTTCGTGAAGATAAACCTTTAGGCCTGGATATATCTTTTTAATAGCCTCAATAGCTACCGCAGCAGAACTTATTAAATTTCTCTTTTTACTATCACTTTTGTTCTTCTTTAATAGCTCATTCTTCCTTTTGTTGTTGTATTCATTCCCTTCAAGAAGTTGCTGTCCTAAGTCGCTTTCGGCGGCTTGCTGAGTTTTAGGTTGCTCTTTAACCTCCTCCTCTTTAGCAGCCTCTACTTTAGGAGCCGCCTTAGTATAAGGAATCTCAACATTATTCTCCGTTACAATCTCATCAAATACTACATCAAATAGAGCCTGTGGTGCTGGACCAACTTCCTGTTTAGCTATTTCAATCCCAATATCAATAGACAAATCAGTGTCCATTATCCCTAAAACAGAACCATTTGGAAGAGTTATCTGAGCAGATGTTGTAACACCCTTTTTATTTACAGATTCTACACCTGCAAATTTAGAATCTCTATTTGTAACAGCTGCCTCTCCAATAACTACAGATTTAGGCTGTTGTCTACCTACCTTATTAGGTACAAATACGTAGTTTCCATCCTCAATTTTTAACTTTCCAGCTCTACCATTATAGGTTACATCTATTGATTCTTCTGCGGCTGTTCTGAGGGGGATTGTTGCTCGCTCATTTTTTGCTTGAGTCTTTGGAGTAGTTCCAGTTGCAACTGCTTGGGTAGTTGTGCGAGTTTCAGTTCTTGTTCCAAGTTCATAATCTTGTATTTTTTGTAATCTATTTTCAATAGGTAGTGACATTTGAGCCTTTTGCTCAGCAGATAAATTTGGATTTGAATCAATATCGTTTAATAGCTCATATAAACTATCCTCCGCTTGTTTTCTCTCCTCATCATTAATCGGCTCTATTTTTTCAATTTTAGCCTCTACATTATCTACTACCTCTAATGTTCTATTTAAAACGTCAGAACCTACTTTTTCCTTACCTTCTTCAGTAGTTACTTGAGTTTCTGTTTTAGCAGATGTAGGTGCGGTAGATTGAGTACCTTCTAAAGCAGCTAGTTCTGCATCATACTTAGCATTGATTAATTTTTCAGCTTTTGGTATTATTGCAGTAGTTACATAATCTAATGCTTCTTGTCTTGTTTTAAATTCTTCTGATAAAGCCGTACTATTTGAAAAACCTGTGCTACTTTGTTTATTAGGTAAAGAAACAACTACTCCAAAAGTTCCATCTGGTCTTTGTACAATATCAACATCAATAGATTCTGATTCTAAATTATATCCACCATATTCTATTTTATTTTTACTTAACTCTTCCCGTCTTCTTCTTTCTATTTCGGCAGCAGCTTTATTTCTATCCCCTACTTTCCCTTTACCTTCTTCGGTAGTGACTTGAGGTTCTGCTTGGGGTGTTCCTTCCTCCACTTGTTGGCCAACTGCGGCTTCTGGCTGTACAGGAACTTGACCTGTTTCTGACTCTTGAATGGCATAATTTTCTGTATTTGGGTGTAAAAATGATAATCTAAAATCATTATTCTTTAATGATTTGTCAATATACTCTTTTGCTTTATTTGAAATTTCTGTTTTTTGATCATCAGTAAAATCAAGGTCAGACCTAACTTCAATATTATAAGACCCATCTGAATTAACCATTACATTTCTAACTCCTAGACCCATCAACACATCATCGTTATATGGAACAGCTTTATCTGAACCATAATCCAATTTACCAGTTAAATATAAATTGATTCTTTCATCAATACCTGCTAATTCATCTTTTACAGAAGGGAGATCTACTCCTAACTGCCTCATGTTGTCCTGTATATTTTTCTTTCTATAAGCTAATGATACAATCATATCTTGATTAGCCTTTGTTAGATTGTTAAATCCAGGTATAGAATTTAGACCTTCAACAACTGAACTTATTCCTTTTAAGTCTTTTTCTAATTGCTTATATGCATCATCACCTGGGTTCATTCCAAATGACTCTGTTTTTTCTATTATAGAAAGAACATCCTTCCAATTTCTGCCTAAATATGACAGGTTTTCCATTTGAGTTCGACTTAGCGGCCTTGCAGATTTGAAAGCCGCCATAGTTCCACCGGTTAAAAACCCTGCTAATGCATTATCATAATATGGTTTAATTTGCCATGCATCTTTAAATGGTATTGCCGCATCAGATGGGCTATTACCTCTTGCATAGCTAACCATATCATTTTGGCTATATATAGTATTGCCTAAATCCTTAGAAATATCAACACCAAGTTGACCTATAACCTCTTCAAAAGCTTCTTTACCACCTTGTTCAACAACACCTTTAGTTGCCTTTCCAAAATATTTTAAAGCTTCTTCACTTATTTTGCTTAATGGAATATTTGCACGATACATAGATATAATCCCAGCTGTTCTAAATGGATTGGCTCTAACTAAATCGTAATCGTTAACAACCTGCTCAGCTAATGCTTGTAGTGACGCTGAAACGGTAGCTACTTCAGAAGCATCATCTTGACTAAGACCAGCTCTTAAAGCTTCATCATAAGCTTGAGCCTCCATCATTAAAAAAGCACCTCCAAAGTTTGTAGCAAATCTTCCTGCGGCTGCCAATTTACCAGCTCCTGAAAATGTTTTAGCAGCTATACTACCTGGTATAGCAAAAGCTCCAACACTACCTAAACCACTACTTGTTATATCTATTAATTTAGCTACTGTTGGAAGATCGTCTATTTGACCATCTCCGTCAATATCTTGACCTGAATATCCATACAAATAATCTCTATCATTTTGATAGGTTTGTAATCCATAATACATTCTATCAGTCCATCCATAACCATCTCCTAATTCAATTAATTCAGCTAATGGCTTTAATGATTTACCGGTCTCAAGAACAACCATATCTGTAAAATGCTTCCAAGCATTAGGCGCTGCGTATGCTAAAGAACCTAAAACAGGATTTTCAGTAACCCATCTTTGTCTATTTGCCGCCTCAGTAGCTGTTTTTTGGTCTATTTCCTTTAATCCAGAAAATGAATTGTAGTTGTTATATTGAGATAAACTCAATTTCTCCTTCATAGAATATCTATCTAAATCGGATTGAGTTACACCGTATTCATTAGATATATTTTGAAGCCTTGATTTTAATTCCTGCTCTTTAGATTTTAAAGACTTTAACTGAGATTGAGCCTCATCATAACTTATAGCTCCTGACTTATATTTCTCAGCAATCTTATTTACATTACTATTAAGGACGTCAAAATCATTTATTATGGGCTGACTGTCTCTAATGTATCTCTTAACATCATTAGTACTTGCATACATCTTATCCAAAAACGGAGCTGAATATACCTGCATAGCTTCAGATCTAAGTTTTCTTAAAAATTCTTGATCTGATTTATCTACAACACTAAATACATCTTTATCACTTGATTTTCCGCTAATATAATTTTCAGCATTGTAGCCATTCTCTTGTAAATACTTACTATAATCATCCCACCCATTAAAACCAGCATCTTTTATATCCTTCATTATCTCATTGTATCTTTCAAAATACTCTTGAGCCTTTTCAGGATCTGTTTTTGATAGGGCGTTTATATATGTGTAATCTAAATTTACTAATGAAGCAGCTCTTTTTGCATTCAATTCCTCCTTTTTAGAATTATATTCATCAGCACTTATAGCACCCTTTTGATAATCATCTTCAAGACCATATAACTCAGAATCATAATTGTAAAAATCTTGAACGCCCATAGACTGGAATATTGTCATATTCTTATCGTCCTTTTGGCGATTAACAATCTTATTTTGAAGCTCTAATTGCTGCTTGGTATTTTGAATCCAATCAGAGTTTTCTTTCTTTAACTGAGCAGCAAATTCATTAGAAGGAACCCATTCTTTTACCTGCTTTGTACCACCACCTCTAACAACAGTTTTACCTGACTTTTCATCATACTCAGTATACTGAGGCTCAACAATAGTCTTTATTTCCCATTTGCCATTAGGGTCTACTCTTTTAGGGTCATAATTACCCTTGTTTATTTGATCTAATGTATATGTAGCTGTATTTACAGCGGCTACCGGTTTTTTAGTTTCAACACCTAAAGATTCAAATGAATAGCCACCTTTAGATTTTATATCTGAAACAATCGAATTGTAGTTGTTTAATAAATTTAATAGCTGCTTTTGAGCTTCTGGATCAGATTCAGACTTTTTTAACTCATCAATATAACTGTTTAATTCAGATTCTGTTTTGAAAGATTGCTCTCCAAATTTTGAAGTGTCAACCTTTTTATCTTGAAACATGATAGACTTGACTTCCTCTTCTTTAGAAGGTTCGGCTTGAGGCTGAAGGCTAGCTCTACCCTTTTCAGCCTTTTCTTTAGCCCATTTAAAGCCATCAAATCCACTATCTTCTTGGGAAGGCTCTGAGCCACTTGATGGTTGGGTTTGACTTGAGCCATAAGGCAAGCTCGGTCCAGTACCCTCTTTTTTTTTTACGGATGATTCAAAATCTGAATAGTTTTTCCCTAAACTTCCTTCTCCACCTACAGACTTATAAACTAAAGACCTGTAATTACCATCGTTTTGAATTTTATTACTAAAAGCTTGAAAAGAACCAAAAGTTTTTTGACCTCCGTATGAATTGTAAAGATCAATTAAATATTTTTCATCCATATCTATGTGTTTTATTAATCAGCTCTTAACGCCTTTCTTGTTTCTTCATCAACATTTAATTCAGTGCCACCTATATTAAAATAATTATGAGTAGGTCTACCTTCACTTTTGTTAATTTGATTAGCAGTACTACTCAAATCTAAACCATAAAGACTTTTTAATATAAGATCATTTTCTTGTGTTACTGGAACATAAATATCCGAAAGTTCTTTATAAGTGACAGTGTATTTACCACCACCCATATCTGTAATCTCAACATCATCGTAATCATCTGAATTTTCAAAAGCCAACGCCTCATCTTCACTAGAAACAACTTTTTTTCGTTCTTCACCAACTTTTTTACCTTTTATTGACCATCCTCCTGGTTTTCCCGCAAAAGGCATACCGCTATACTCAAATGTAACAGGCTTTACTTTAATATACTCACCATTATATTCATAGTCCTCAGCAGGCAATGACTTTTTATTAATACTTGCTGCTATCACATCAATAAATTTATCACCAGCACCAAACTCATTAATTCTCTTACCCTCTATTTCTAATTTTGGTTTTGTATATCCATAAGTACCTCCACCTCCACTCATAGGAGCACGAGCTACATCTTTAACATAAAACGCTTTAAGTTCATCATCGTAAGCATTAATCATAGCCTCTTTATTCATAGAGCCATCTGCGTTATCTTTATACCAACCATTTTCCAAACCTTCATTATACATCTCCATTTTTCTGTATTCTGGAAGGTTGTTAAACGCGGCTTCTACGGCTTGTCTGTTTTTCTTTTCTAAAGTTTGAGTTTTAAGCCCAGACTGCTCCTCTTTTGACATATTAGTTCTTAAATACTTCAAGAAGTCAAATTCTTGACCTGGTCTATTATGTGTTATGAACTCAAAACGATCTTCAATAGTCTTTAAGTTATCAAAATCCTTAATCCACTGATTTACAACAGTCTGATCATACTTGTCTCTATCCCTTAATTCAGGCAATAGTTTAGTAAACATATCGTATGTAGTCAAATTCATATTAGATAAAGCTTGAAGCTCAAGCTTTTTTCTATCTACATTTCTTTGATATAAAGGACTTGAAACGTCTTTTCCCTGTATGCGAGCTGTAATCAATTCATCTCTAAGCTCATTTAACTTAGAATCAATTTGCTCTACAGCTCTATCCCATTTTGTATCCGCTTTTAGTTCTAATAACTCCTTCTCAAGGGCGGCGTCCTTTAATTTAGATTGCTCCTCCTTCTGCTTTAATTTTTTCTCCTCAAAAGCAAGTTGGTTATTTAAAGCTCCGGCTAATATATCTATAGGCTTTGTATTCGGAGTAAAAACAAAAGCCTCTCCTTGACCAACTTGCATACCCTGTTCAAAAGGGTTTCCGTTCATATTGTATTGTTCAGCCATTATCTAATTGTATAACCTGGATATCTTTGTTTTAAATAACCTATATAAGACTGGCCTTCTGCATTATTTACAAATCCTTTAGGCAGATATATTGTTTTATTTGCATCATCGTAAACAAGCTGATTTTGTTGATTGACAAAATTTGGATTGTTTACTTTATCATTCATTAAATATGGACCTAAATTAGAATTAAATCCATTATTTACATACGGAAATAATGAAGCTTGATTCTCAACTTGATTGTTATATGATCTAACAACACCCGTGTTAATATTAAACTCTGGATTTTCAGTATCTAAAGGACCATTCAACGATTGGTTAGGTACATTTTGATTTAAGTATGGAAATAAAGATGCTAATGCATTATCAGGTAATGTATTCATCTCACCACCCGTAGGGGCTAAAACACCTGTACTAACAGAAGCATCTGACTGAGCAACTTGTGGATTTACAGTTTGATTTGTATTTTGACCTTGATTAGAACCACCACTTAACATACTTCTATATGCATCAAGTTTCATTTGTTCTAACTCCTTTTGGTTTGCAAATTGCTTACCCATCAAGTCCATATTCTGATTAAATGCAATATTTGTAGCTACGCCTTGACCAATAGCACCTAAAGCATTTTGAAGGTTTTGTTTAGCGGCTGTGTCTCTTGCAAGTCGAGCAGCAGATTCAGCTTGGAATTTTTGTAATTCATCTTGCTGAATACGAGCTTCTTGAGCAGCATAATTGTTTAAACCTGAAGTTAAAGATGAAAGCCTACTCACATAATCCTTCCCAGCTGAAATATCTAAATCAGATAAGGCCATACCCCTCTTCATATTTAAATCAGCAATAGCACTCATCTTATCTGTAAGGCTACCACCTGCATTTCTAACGCCTGTTATAGCATTGTTTATACTCTGATCTATCTTATTTATTGCGGCTTCGTAACCCATAGGATTTCGATTTGAAGCCAATGTTCTCTGTATACCTAAAGCCTCTTTTGCAGATTCAGGTATTGATAAGTCAGGACGAGTTAAATCCTCCTCACCAAGAGACTTACCAAACTGAACTCCAGACTGTATAAGCGCTGGAGCAGAAGATAATAGTGATGCTAATATTACTGGTGGTATAGGCATATTTCTTGCAAATTAAACATTAATAAGTTAATTATCAATAGCAAACTTACAAAAGTTTTAACAATTATATTAACGCTGGACTAGGAACAAATACTACTTTGGCAGAGAATAATACTACTTTCTTATCCGTATTCTGGCTTATAGTGTGTTCAAAAGCGTATCCACGTAATTGTCTACCGTTTTGTAGAGCCAATGCTGTTGTTGCTAAATATGGGTCGGCTACGTTAGTGTTAAGTTTATCCCTCAAATAAGCCGCCCAATAATACCCCTCCTTCAAAGATAGTAGAGTAGATGGCATCTCCGTTTCCATAATTGGATAGGACTCATTCTCATAGGTCTTAACAGAATCTACATTAAACACAGCATTTGATCTTAAACCAAGAGTTAAAGGTCTCTTAATCAATGTTCCTGATTCATTCATAACAAATGTCACCGACTGAGTTTTTTGCAAGCCGTAAAACTCTAACTCATCACCCTCATTATGAACATATAGCTGACCATTAGCATTCCAAGACACATTCACAACACCAAGAGTTTCAGCCCACATTGGATTGTAGTCAACCATTGTTATCCATCTATTTCTTAAATATGAGAATACTACACCCTCAGTTTCTCTTGGTCTTTCAGTACCATCTTTAAAACCAAAGAAGCACGTATACTCCATATTACTTTCATCAATCATTGATGTAACATCATATTCTGTAGTGTCAGCTGTTATTTCAGTTGCTTTATTAGATGTCCAATAATTGAATTTATATTGACCACTTGATATATCAGACTGACCATTAGATGATGTCTTAATGAAGGCTCCTGTATACAAGTCAAAGTAGAATAGTTCACCCTCAATTAACTGAACACTTCCTGGATGAACAGTTCCAAATAGGCTATCGTATGGATTTACACCACCGAAAACCTTATCTGTGTATGCTAACTGACCTGAACCATCACCACCTGTAGCGTATGACTTTTGTATATATATTGAAGTCTCCTTTCTATTTTGAAGCGCCTTTAATGTATACCCAACCTGCTTTAATCTATTGATTGAACCAAAATTGTCATTTAAGTACAGGCTGTTTCCAAGACCTTCAAATGAAGACAATCCATTTATAAAACTATTCTGCACGTATGGAAGTGAGTGTATTACACTTGATGTTAGATTGCGTCTTTTTGCATTAATATCATCAAGACCAAATCTACCCAATCCATGACTGTCTGATTTGTAGTAGTCGCTATAACTGTAATCCTCAACCCAGTAGTAACCGGTCATTGGACTCACATTAAATAAATCTTGATTATATAATAAATAATAACCTGTTGAACTAACTCCTCCAGTTCCACCTAAGAAATAATACACCTTGTTTATAGCGGCTGTTTGAACCTCTCTATAAAGCCTAAATAAAACACCTGCCTCGGTATTAGCTATACCTGGAAAGTCATTAAATGTGTCAAATATAGGCTCCTCGTAACCAGTAAAATAATTTCTAGCCCTTACATACACATCTCCGTAATCTAAGTCAATTATTGCCGGCTGCAAAGCTGTTTGATCTTGTGTATTTCCAGCGTGAGTTCTATTTGCAGTATGCGGATTTAAAATAACATATCCCTCATTATAATTTTCAGACGGGTCTTGTATTTCATACCAAATCTCATCATCCTCCTGTGGTTTTGGAGTATATATTTCAACTAAGGCGCCAACAAATCCACTAATACCGTCAAATATTTGAGAGTAGTCAAATTGAGCTACTATAATTGCTTCTGATGGACCATAACCTCTATCTACTCCACCTGCTGGCTCGTATTCAAGTATTTCTGTTTCGTAATATACATCACAATATTCTGGCTGCTCATATCCTGCTGTTGATGGTGGGTTAGGCTGTATTACAGGAGCTTTTGCAACAAACCTAACTATATCACCTTTTTGTGGTGTATGATTTATACTTGTGCCCTTATATCTATTTGTATAGAAATTTTCCAAAGACATTTTAAATGTAAAACCATCTTGTAAAACTTCCATGTACATTATAGACCTTTGTTGAAAATTAATCATTAACTCATCCTTTTTCACAAGGATTTGATAATGAGTGGCCCATTCAGGAGGCGTGTGATTTATTTCAACTTGGGCTTTAACAGTATATGGATTTCCAGGCTGAGTCAAAAATGATAAATCCTCGTTAGCAGGAAATGGCACATCTAATTGTAAAGGAATAATTTGAGATGCCTTATACTGAACTGATCCAGATCTTAAACCTCTGTCGTAATATTGTATGCCAAATACTTTAGTAGAACCCTTTTTAAGTGATTTAACACATTTGTTTTCTCTTAATATTTTACACTGATGAACATATATTGTTCCATCACCTTGACCTGTCCAATAATCAGGTACATCAAGATAAATATTACCAGCAGTAGTTCCATTAACAGTATTTGGTATTCCATCAGCTATAAGTGATAATGAAACTGAATTAGCTAAATTTAGCAACTTATCTACAGGGTTTCCAACATAAGCTATATCAGCTGCTGTAACTTTATAATAGTAGTTTATTAATGAAGATGGACCCGTTGTTAAATCATACAATGGGAATACAATTAAATCCCCCTCCACAAATTCAAACGTAAAGAAGAAGTCGGTTGCAGATGTAAAATGTATAAAACAACCAGTACCTGTTACTTGTCCAAATGGGTCTATTTCCCAAGGCTGAGAGTTATTTGATTGATTACCAATAACAACTTCATTAATATATGGTCTTGCTAAATAGTCTACGTTCTCAAGATTTGCCGTTATAGACATGTCTATGTTCTCCAACAAATCATAGTCAGCATAATAGTTTCCGTATGTAATACTATTATTTGATATTATCTCTTGACATTTAGCCACTTGTGGCATTGAGTCGTAGTTGTATTGTGTGGCGGCTGCTGGTTTGGTAGCTACGTTACCATCATAAATAACGGTAGAAATAACCTCGTCAGTAACAAGAGCCTGCTCTTTATCTATCTCTTGAAATATAGACCAAGCTCCATTCTCTCCAACTCTTACAGCAAATCGTATTTTAGTAACGTCATACTGACCGGTGTAGTAATTTATAATTATCTCATTATCAGTGAGTGGAGCTTCTGTATCTCTACCAGAAACGTATTCATTCGTATTGCTAAACGGTTGATTTGAAATCATCGACCATTTAGACTCCTCATTGTTATTATATACGTACTGATATCTAAATTGATATTGCTTACCATATAACTTATTAAAGCTTTTGTTTAAGTTAGTTTGATAGGCGGCTAATGGTTTATATGTAGGGGGACACTTTAAAGCGTCCATTGTGTGAAATGAATGGTCTATTGTATCAAAAGCTTCTACTGGGTATCCATCAGGATCTAAACCAGCAGTAGCCATATACTTAATAGCTTTTGGTATATCTATTTTACGAGGAGGGTTAAATTGCAATACACCGTTTCCATCATAAAGAAAATCATCAAAATAACCATCTGTCCAATAAAGTAAATCATCAACTACATTGGTGTGGTATATTTTATGGTCAATTTGAAAGTTTAACGCCTCACCTGCATTTCCTACGGCTAAATTTCCTAATACAAGAGTAATTACACTTGTATTTATATCAAAAGACCATATTGTATGAAGGTTATTTGAATTATGTACAAAATATATTATAGAATTACCTTTAATCCATTTAGCACTTCCAATAACTGTATTTACACCAGCAGGAAGGTTTAAATTATTAACTAAAAGATTTCCAGGCATTGACTCTAAAGCCCCTTGGTTCTGAGACTCTGCCGAACCTGAACGGCAATAGGTAGACATTCTATAGTCCCCATTTTGAATTAAACGAGGATCATCATCGGTATTGATACCGTTTATAAATAATATATCTTTTGCTTCCATTAGCGTATATTAAATCCACTTCCCCCGTAAATAGTATCCATCACCTCGTCAACAACAGGACCTTTAGCTAATATATTAGCATCCCATAATGTATCTTTGTATTGACGCTCCTTATCCTTAGCCATATTAGCTAATTCAGGCTTCAACTCACACATTTGCCAAAGTAGATAGTTTCTAAAAGGTTCAATATATGCCTGAGGAACTAATGTAGATCCACAAACATCCTTACCAGAACTTAGGTATTCTATTACAGCTTTACCTGTTGGAAGAGCTTCTACAAATTGAATGTATCTCTCCGCCTCATTAACTCTGTAATAGTTTATATTAAAACCACCTCCAGCTGTATATAATGGACCGTAATATGTACCATTATAAAATCCTTCGGCTATCCAAAATCCACTGCCGATAGAAGCTGATTCAGCCTCTGCAATATCATTGCAAATATCAGGAGTATTGTTTAAAGCAATAGTATTATCAATACCCAACGTCCATAACCTATTACCAATTTGATATGCCACCTTTGTATATCTAATATAATCGCTAGGCATCGGCCATATCTTTGTATTTGCATTTACATTAACATGAGCAGATACCACAGATGGCATCTCGTAACCTCTAAGCTTTTCTTGATAAAATTCCAAAGCCAACTGCTCAACCCACTCATAGTCACTTGTGGTATAGCCAAAGTTTTTCATTCGGCTTATTGCTGACATTGTAACGTATGTTATGTTCTTAATTGGATCCATTATTTAGCCGGCTGTGTTGGTTTATCTGTATCTGGTACGTTGTTGTTATATGTCTCTCCAGGTTTTATTCCTGCTTGCTGTATCAACTGAACAACCATTTGAAAGATAATAGACTCCTTACCTGGCAAACTGATGAAGGCATCATCGTCCATTGAATTAGGATTTGGTATCATTTCAACTGTTATATTTTCAGTTGGAGTTCCATTAAAGTATAATTTACTACCTTGTAGGTATGTAGTTGTAAAACAAGTTTGCGGCTTGATAATATTCATGATGTGATTCTCAATCGTACCCATTCTTGTTGGGTAAAAGCAACCGTCAGAACCACTAACATAAGTTATGCTATCGCTACCCATTAAAGGTGTAACCGGCAAATTCACATAATATCTTGGAGAAACACCCTGTCTTTGTAATTCATAAGGAACAGATGTATCCCTCTTACCATTCTCACTCTTATATGCTAAATCAGTATAAACAAGACCAACCAAATAGGCAATTACTTGATATGGGTATTTACCCTTTATATCATCAGTTACATCATCGCCTGCTAGACGATTCTGTATCAATTCCACCATTTGACGTTTAGTAATCATTATTGACCTTTATTTATATCTAATGTCTGCAAGTTAAATGCAGATTGAATGTTAATAGTAAAGTATTTTACAATTAATTCCACAAGGTTGTAGTGAACAGATTCGGGCCATTCAAATTCAACGCTTTCGCTTGGTGTTCCTGCTGGTAGAACCGAGCTGTTTTGATGAACCGTTCCAGGAGGTAGATAAAATATCTCGCTGTTTACAATGTCGTAATCAAATACAGGGTCAACAGGTCTACGTAAATATGAAAATATTATGTTGTTAACACCAATAGGGCGTACAAGCCATTTATTATTTTGTATCACGGCTATAGGACGCTCTAAAGATGGTGCTAATATATCTGTTCCTAATCTATAACCAAAGTCAGCCTGATTTAAAAACTCAATAGGTCTAACCTTTTCTATAGCTCCATCACACTCATTTACATATTGAGTATAGGATGATCTAACATAATAATAGTAATCTTCAGGTATATCCATGTACCCAAATGAATCTAGCTGTAAAGGGACAGATGTACTATCTCCTATAGTCTTTACAAATGGAAGCAAATCATCAGTTATCTCTCTCTTCTCCTCAAAAACTTTGAGCAAATCATTGATCTGCTCTAAGTTAATCCACTTTATTGCCTCGTTATAATTTCTAGGAGTAATATAACCACCATACTGGTCTTTACCAAGTTGATTATAAACCTTGTCTAATATTTCTCCTAAATTCATATAATTAAGAATAAATTCTAACCTCTATGCTTGCGTAATAAATTGCGTTGTTAGCTAAAACTCCAGATGAGTTATATGATCTAATTAATATGTAATTATTTCCATCATACCAAGCTTCAACAGAACCACCAGGAGCAAAAACGCTAGTTCCATTTTGAATAAAAACAGCAACTTTATCAGTTGGCACTCCTGCTAAACTTGTAAATGTTAATTTATAAACACCTGCTGATACATATTGAGTTGACGCAGTCCCTAAATCATTTTCTAATTCAAAATTTATAGAAGGTGCTGATGCTCCTATTTGTGTTATGCTACCAACGAATTTAGTATACAACTGAACAGCTGATGCGCCTTGAGGTCCTGTAGGTCCTTGAACACCCTGAGGTCCTTGAGCACCTTGAGATGCAAGTAATGCCCAATTAGTAGTGTCCACATCTGGAGCCAATATAGATGGCCCAACAGGATTTAGACAAAACCAAGAAGCTCCTGCGTATCCTACAGCATCATCTGCAACATAAGTACCTGTAGTAGACCATGCACCCTGCCAATTTAATCCAGCAGGACCTACGGGGCCAATAGGACCAGCAGGACCTTGTACACCTTGTGGACCGGCAGGACCAGCAGGGAGTATAGATGCGAAATTTGAAACAGATATAATGTTTCCACTATTTGGACTATTAACATCAACTAAGTTTACATAAGTATCTGATGGTGATGTTATACTTTGCCTTTGTATATTAGGCGCATTTTTTCTTAAATAAAACCAGTTTTGAATCGGCATGTTTTTATATTTTTTAAATTATGATAAATCAACTCCATATACTAATGCACCTCCATTTATAGGATCTAATATTCCATCAGATAACACTCCACCTGAGTTGTATGTGTATATTTGTATATATCCGTTTGATGAGAAGTAATATTTGTAATATCCATAAGATGGATCTAATTGAACTACATCATACCCACTTGCAGGAGATAGTGAAACAAAGTTACTTGGAGTTGGGTTAGTTGAATCGTAAATAACATATTGACCTACACCACTTCTTAAAAATGTATCGTAGTTAAAGTTTGTTGTATTCCAAAATACATTTAAAACAGGGTCTGACGTTCCTGTTTGATTTATTAAACCATAGAAGGCTTTAGCGCCTGCTGCTGAAATACCTTGAGGTCCCTGTGGGCCTTGTGGTCCAACAGGCCCTTGTGCACCAGTTGGTCCTTGTGGGCCTGGATCTCCTTGTGGTCCTTGAGCACCAACTGCACCATCTAAACCAGCAGGTCCTTGTGGTCCAACAGCTCCTTGTGAAGCTAAAAGCGCCCAGTTTGTAGGATCTGTATCAGGTGTTGAAGCAGATGGTCCAACAGGGTTAATACAGAACCAAGAAGCTCCGTTATATGCAACTGCATCATCCACTACATAAACACCACTTGGACTCCATGTTCCTTGCCAGTTCAACCCAGCAGGTCCAACAGGTCCTTGAGGTCCGGCAGGTCCAGTAGCTCCTGTTGCACCAGTAGCTCCAGCAGGACCAGTAGGTCCAGTAGCTCCTGCAACACCTTGAGGACCAGCAGGTCCGGTAGCTCCAACAGGTCCAACAATTTGAGGTATAGCATCTATCTCTGCCTGCAAATTACTTATTTCAACAAGAAGCTGTTCAAAGATAGAAGTACCATCTTGAGATGCGTTATCCACCCAAGCAGGAGTGTCTTCTCCAGAACAACAATCACAACCACATTCAACACCACTTGCGTTGAGTAATTCAACCATAGCGTTGTAATAGTTTGTGTATTGATCGTAATCACCACAAGCTTGAGCCTCTTTTGCTAATGGATATAATAATGATATTCCATCAACGTATTTTGTATATGGGCTTGATGTTCCACATCCTAAAGCAGCCATGTGCTTTACATATAGAGCATCAATACAATCTCTTATAGAGCAAAGAGTTCCTACGCATGTAACTTGAAACTCTTTTGAGAAATCAATGTTATCAGCAATACTTAATCCATCAACTTGGGTTATAGCGGCTGTAACAGATAAATTTGTTGTCCATGTTCCGGTAGCTAACTCAGATAAAGCCAAGTTAGGAAGTGTAGTTGTTTGTGGATTAACTACAGGTACAGGAACAAGACCATTAGGATAATATGCACTAATCTCGCGATCAATAGGCGTCCAAGACCCATAAGCAGTTGAGTCTGTAAATTCAATAGTTCCAAACTGAGTAGCTTGACAATCATATACAGCTGTTATGTTAGGTTCTACACGAGTACAACCTGAATATGTATATGATAAATTATTAGCACGATTTACAATAAAGCTAAGACCACAATCCCCATCCGTAATTAAGCTTTCTGCAACAGTGATTGTAGTTATACCTGCAATATAAGTAACAGAAACAACAGTCTTGGACCCATTATTTGCACCACCTGAATTTAAAACTATATTATCTCCTGATTGTAGAACATTAGATAAATCAGTTACGTTAGATGTAATAGTATTTACACCAGTAGTTGTAGCCCATCCTGTTGTAGAAAAATAATTAAAATTTGCAGTATATGTCAAGTTGTACACGCCATTTACAATCTCACCATTCATTACAGGTAGGTTGTATGCAGGGCTTATAATAGAACCTGCTGAAATATTAATTGGCGGCGTTACGGTATTGGTTTCAGAAACAAAAGCTACACCAGTAGGACCTGTCATTACAATAAGACCCTTTGTTGTAACAAGTGATGTATTTACACCTTGACCGGTATATGTAGTTTCATCTTTAACAACGACTGTATTGTTGTTTACATTAAAGGTTGTTAAAATGTCAAATGTAATAGGCATACTCTTAGGTTTGTACAAAACTAAAAAAGGTAGCCGAACTAACGACTACCTTCTAAACTATTTATTCTACTCAGTTAAAAAGTAATTGACATTACTTTGAGTACTTCTCAATAATTGATTGTAATTCAGCATCTTGAGACACCTTCTCAATCAAATTAAAGATCTCCTCATCTTCTGATGAACCTTCAATCTTGCAAATTGACTTTGGCTTACCACCTGTCTTAATCTTCCAATCTGCACCATCGCTGTAGATTTTAGTTTCATCAATTAATGACGATATTTTATTCTTCAAGCTTGTAGTTTCAACAACTCTTTCAACTGTAGGAGCCTCTGTGAATTTAGGCTTTTCTACAGGAGCTAAATTTGATTTTAATTCTACATACTTAGCATAAGCTCTTTGAGATGATGAAATGTTGTCAAATAGACGTATACGGTCTACCTTCTCTTCATTTCTAACATCTAATCCAAGCTTTGGCATAATGTGCTTAACAACCTCGTATGATACACGAGTTCCTTCAATAAGAATCTCATCTTCAATCTTACGGCGGCTTGCGATATTATCCCATTTAGAAATAACCTCTACTTCTGGAATTACAAACGAAAAATCTGCATTATCTCTTTTGTAAGAGCAATCGTTGTTTGAAAACTCAGGACAGTAAAACCACAAAAATATAAGTAGTTCTAAATCTGTTTTTGGAGCAAGTTTAGTATTGTGAGCTAACTTCAAATTTAAATTATTAAATCTGAAATCACCACCTGAAAAAGTAGGTGCTGTCTTTGAATAAACAACCTCAACTTTAAATCCATCCTCTACATCATATCCAATAGACTTAATACCTTTTGGAACTGGTGGGATAGATCTCATTCCAACTCTAGCGTCTCCGCCTGGTTTAAATAAATCCACATTACGCATTCTATGTTTAGCATAATTAAACATAATTGGTAGTGGATTTTCTTTCCTAAAAAATGATGGGAATTTGTGTTTTAGGATTTCTACATGACCTTGTAGATCCTCTTTTGTTAACCTTTTGCCTTCTCTGTATAACATTGTTTTATAATTTTAAAAATTAAAGGGTGGAGGCTCATCACCTCCAACCCTTATATTATAGTGATGTAGGATTATACATACATCAAACCACACTGCTCAATCTTGAACCAGTCGAAACCGAATTGAGTCAACATGTAAACTACATAGTTGTCATTTGGTCCCAAGCGACGTGGAGAAGCAGCTCCATCATCCCATACTTTCATGAAACGATCTTCACCGTCCATTGATTTGTATGCAAGTTCTACGCAGTTACGCATTACACCTTGAGCGTCAGCAGACTTCTCAGCAGGAATGAAGAATCCGTAGTCAGCAAACTTAGCGTTTGATACAGCTCCGAACATTACTGGGTCATAAGACAAGTCGAATGACTTTAAGTGTAAGTTCTTACCGTTCAAAGTAATAGTGCTGAATGCGAATGTAGACATCATTGTTTCGAAATCAGTGTTGTTTCCGAAGATAACTTTAGCACCCTCTTGACGAGTAGACGCGATGTTTACGTTGTTAGTGTAGCTCAACAACTCTTGTTCAGCAGCTACATATAGGTCTTTTGATAACAATCCCATAAGGTCTGTTCCAACCCAGTTAGCTTTCAAACCATTTACAAGGTTGTAGAAATCATCAACCAAAGTTGCAGCAGTCCAAGCTTCTTGAACAGCGCGATCTTTGAATGTTTCAACCATACCCTTAGTAGTACTTGGCTGACCTGAAGCAGTTGTAGTGTCTCCGTAAACCATAGCACCAACTAATCCCAACAAGTGACGATATTCGTGTTGAGCAAACAAGTGTGTGTGGAATCCTTTTAAAGACTTTCCATCATCCATCATTACAGGATACAACTTG